TTAAAATATTATTTCTATTTCTCCATTTTTGCTTAAAACTATTTTTTGTATAATCAGATTCAAAATTTCTTTCAATTCTGTGACTGTTTCTTCATCATAGTTTTTAAGTAAAAATTTCAAACTTTCTATATGTTCTTCAGTAATTTCTTTACTATTTTCTATTTCAATCTGTTCTTCAAGTTTTTTCTTTTCTTTTTCTATGTTTGTGGTATTGTTTTGTAATGTTCGAAGTTTTTCTTTTGAAATATCATTTGAAATTATTCCTTCAAGCATTAATTCAACAATCTTTTTTTCTTTTTCTTTTTCTATTTCGATTTTTTTATTCAAGATAGTTATCTGATCATATAAATCAGCAATTCTGAAATTATAATCATTCAACATATTCAGATTTTTATTTTCAAGTATTGCATCAATTATCTCCTGCTCAATGTTTTTAGCATTATATCTTTTAGCACATTTTTCGCATTTGTAGTAGTGATAATAAGTATTGTATCTATTTTTTAAGCTGTTTCCAAAATATCTTCCACCACACTCACAATGAAGAAGTGTTGTAAAAAGATATGGAAATTTTGAAGAAGTGAATTTTACTTTATAGGTTTTGTATATGCTGTCTATTTTAGCATATTCCTCTTCTGAAAGAATTGCAGGTAGTACTTTTTCAGAAGTTACCATGTATTCAGTTCTTCTTCCTTTTTTGTAAGTGCTATTTATTTTACCTTTTTTCCCATATGTTCTATATCCAGTAAGTTCTGGCATTTTTACCCAGTCCCTGACTGTGTATGGATTCAAACTGTTTTCAAGTGCAGCTTTTTTTACACTTTTCATTCTTATTATGTCTATAAAAAATTTTCTATATATGTTCCATGTTTCTTCATTCTTTACGATAATTTTTATTCTTTTCCCATTTTCTGATATTTTTTCCAGTTTAAACCATGGAAGTATGCTCCCGCCTAAAAATCTGTTAGTGTTGGCATAATTATACATACTGTCCGTAGTTTTTTTAACAATTTTTGTCTTTTCTTCCTGAGCTCCAATAAATCTTATCAGAGCAGGTATGCTGTCAAATGTTCCATCCATTTTTATGAGCCCCTCATTTACAGTTACAAGAGAAACTCCTAAATCTTTTAAGAAGTACAAATTTTCAAGTCCTTCCCTAAAATCTCTTGTGAATCTGTCCTGAAATAAACATATAACATACTTAACTTCACTATTTCCATTTAAATAATTTTTAAGAGCATTTATTCCAGGTCTTAAGGGATTATCTCCATGGTCTGTGTCTGTGAACGAATTTACCACCTTAAAATTGTTCCTAGTGGCAAATTCATTTATCTTTAAATCCTGTATTTCTTTAGAGCCTCTATCATCTTGTTGATTTGTAGAGACTCTTGTATATTTGACAGCATATTTTAATTCATTTCCAAAATCTGAAAACATATTAAGCTCCTTTTTTAAGCCTTATTTTCTGTTCCAGCAGTTTAATTTTTACTATTGCTAGTTTAATATTTTCTTTTTTACTATTCATATTTTCCCTTTCATTCGTGTGTTTTCCTAGTGATTAAGCTTGTAATCGTTTTTAACTAAAAAATATTTCTACAACTTCACTATCTGTTAAATGCAAATAGTCCTTGATTTTTTTAACTTCTTCAAGGTTAAATTTGATTACTCCATTCATCTTTTTGCTTACTGATACCACGGCTATACCTAAAACTTCAGCCATTTCTGATTGTGACTTTTCTTGGAGTATCATTTTTGCTTTTAAAAGTTTTTTATTTAACATCTTTGTTTTTCCTTCTTCCTAGATTTTTCAAGTTTATCTCTTTTTTTTAGTTTTCAATTATTTCTGCCACATACGGCAGAAAACTGTTATTGAATTTTGTAATCATTGTTCTGATGTATTTTCTAGTTGGAATATCTATATCAATATCTCTATAAATTAACTCTTCCACAACCTTGAACCTGACTACTGAATCAGCAAGAGTTTTTAATGCATCTTCTACTTCTTTATCGGCACATTCTATATCATTTGCCCATTTGACTTTATAAGGCAATCCATATTTTAAATAATGTTCATCATAAGCTTTGTGAAGCGATGCATCAGTGTAAATTCTACCATCAAGGTTATATTTTTTTCTCAGAGTATCATTATGTAACATTAACATAGATTTAGTTATCTGAGTTATTACAGTACCAATTCCTTTAAAATCTGAAAGCATTGGATAACCATTCAAGGATTTTATTTTAATGTTCTTTGTGTCAATGATTCTGTTTTCATTTTCCCTTGTGATCCCAAACTGTCTCTTCAGATGGAATTTATCTAAAAATAAACTTGCAGCTTTATAGACAGAAAACATAAGTAAGTGGAAGTCAAAGTTTTCTTCAACTTCCCTTTTTATTTCTTTCCTGTCAGGTCTTTTAATTTTTAGTTTCCTAGCCATCTTTTCCCTCCATCAATTTTAACAGTTCAGGATTCTGATATTTGTTTCCGATTACCCACTGACCATCCATAATTATATTTTCATTTTCGACAATTGGTATTTCATTCTTTTTAACCAGTTGCTGTGTTAGAGGCTTACATCGATTGATTTCATAATCATCATTTTCCAAAGTATAACCATTGATAATTTTAAATCCTTTCAGCATACAGTCGTAATCCCTCTCGCTGTCTCCAAAACCGATTAATTGTAGAAATGTACCATTTTCATTTGAGGATAGCAGTATATCCCCCTCAAATATCATTTTACCTTTGCTATCTGTACAATCTGTGTATTGCATTAAATCAACATATTCTACATCATTAGGTAACTGCTTAAATTGATTGTTTTCAATAATACTGATATATACACTATCTAATCTGTAGACACCGTACATCTTATTTTCTAATTTTGACCATACTCTAAATTCAACATTGTTCATTATTTCTCCTCCAATAATTTATGATTTTCATAGATGTTTCCTACAACTTCAAAGTAATTGTTAGCTGTTATTTTGTAAAGTGGAATTTCATTTTCGTATCTATCTTTTATCCCAAAACTTGCTTCAGTTTCAAGGAATTTTACAGGACTTACATGTTTTAATCTTCCATCGTAAGGAAAATTATATTTCAAGATATCTCCTTCATAGATTTCTTTTCCATTTTTATCTTTGATTCTTGTATACTGCATTAATTCAATGTCTTCCAAAAATTTTGTTCTTAAAAGATATATATCAATAATTTCATTTTTTTCAAGATATTGTATAGATTTTTCAGAAAAATCAATTGTTTCAACATTTACCATTTTCTTTTCTTCTTTAAGATAAGCTCTAAATTTTATTTCTCTACTCATCTCTACCTCTCTTTTCGTGCCATTCAAGGCTACATTTTTTCATGTGTTCAGCATACTTCTCTGCTTCTTCTTTTGTTTGAAAATAATTACCATTTTCATATTTTTTGTTACTAGAATTGCTATAGCAATCTATATGCCAAGTTGTTTCAAAACATTCATTTATACAGAAATAGATTTCATTTTTTTCTGCTTTCCATCTTTTCAGTATTCCATATTTTTCATTGATAGCTTTTGCTTTTTCTTCTATCAATGATTTTTCTTCTTGACTACAAATACTTATATTGTCATCTCTACTTTTTGCACTTCCTTTTATAAAGAGTTTGTTTGCTAATGAGAAAAATTCTGGAGAACGAAAAGATTCAACATTCAATTCTTCATCTTTAAAATTATTTCTTTCCAATATTTCTTCATTTTGCTTAGTAATTCTCCAAGCCCATTTATCCCAAACAGGCTGGAATTCTATTTCAAGTACTTTTTCTTTTTCCATTATTCTTCCTCCTCCAGTGTCCATTTAAGCCCTTGTATCAGACTATGAGTTTCAGTCCACTCATAGCTGTTGCAGTCTGATATTTTTTTTAATTTTTGTTCAAGTTCGATTATCTTATTTTCTATCATCTGTTTTGTTTTCATTTTATATCTCCAAAATACTCTCTAATAGAGTGATTTCAATGTCTAATTTTTCTATTTCTTCTATGACTCCTTTTTCTTTCTTTAAATCTTCAGCGTTCTTTTTCACTTTTGAAAGCCTCTCTCTTTCTAATTTTATCTTTTCGTAAATCGATTCTATTTGTTTTCTTGTTAACATTTATCCTCCTTGATATTTAAAACTGGTCTTCTGAATTAAACATTTCTTTCAAGTCTTCATCTTCTTCAGTTGTTTCATTATTGTTGTTAACACTAACTTGAATTTCATCTGTTGTGTCATTTATGTTGTTTTCGTTGTCTACATATTCGACTTCAACACTATCTTTATTAACATCTTTTATTACTGCCTGATCTGTTTTTAATGCAGTTTGCATTTCAATTGATAGTATACCAAACTTGCTAAGCAACAATTTCAATACAGTTTTTTTAGCCATGGCATTAAAATCTGTCTGCCAAGTTGATTTTTCTTTTTTGAAAGTTTTACTAAATTTCATACCATGCTGCTCTACTTCTTCTTTACTCATTATGTTGTATTTTTCAAAACCGTTTATTGTCTGAAAATAAGCTACATAGTGTGTTATTTCATCACTAAGTTTATTTTCAAGATTATATTTCAGTTCATCTGTAATGGGATCATAGCTTTCAAATTGACCTTCATACATTACAGCGACATTTATTCTTTTATACTGTCCAGTCCTGATGGCTAATTGTACAAACCCTTTATACCCCATCTGGAACTGTGCTTCATTTTTTTCATTCCAATTTCCTAGTTCATCTTTATATTTCTTTTTATAAGGCACTATATATGCAAATCCCAAGTTTGGGTCTATTGGTAAATCCAATGTTGCGGCAATTGCCCCTGCTTTTAAAATACTGTTTGGGTCTGCTTGTTGAAGTTGTGCATTACCGTTTGTTGTATTAATAAGTGAAGTTAAAAAACCAACTGCTTTATTTCCTAGCATTTCCTTGAATTTATTCTTTGTTCTTTCATCATTTACCATTGATTTTAAAGTTACCTGTCCTACTGTTCCGTTATTTTTCTTTGCTAATTTATTTGTATTATCCATTTATTTCACTTCCTTCTTTTTTTTCATATTTTAAATTATGTTTTTTGATTACTGACAATAAATCCTTTGTTGCTTCTTTGCTTAATCCACTAACTTTGATACAGATATATGTCCCTTTTTTATCTGCATTTTCTGTTTTTGTTTCTACTACTTTTTCTTCAGTAGCTTTTGCCACTGCTTCCTTTTTTTCCTGTTCCTTTTTTCTTTCCAGTTCTTCAAGTTCTTTTTGTTTCTTAAGTTCTACTTCTTCCAATGCTCTTTGCTTTTCTTCTTCTGCTTTTTTCTTCATATTTTCTTCAGTAGCTTTGATTTCATTTTTCTTTTCAACAAGCTTTTTCATAATGCTGTCATATTCTGCAATCATTAGATATTGCACATCTTCAAAGCTTATTTTATTTTCTATTTCTTCATTTATTGCTGTTAATTGAGAAGTAATAAAGTTGTATCTTTTACTCCAGTATTCAAACTGTTCTTTTATTTCCTCCTCAATTTTTTTGAGTGTCATTGTCTTATTTTTCCATTTTTCATTTACTGTAAACCATTGTTCAAGCAACTTGTTTTCTGAAAAAATTTGTTCTTTTATTTCTCCAATTTTCCCCAGTTTTTTTTGATATTCTTTTTCTTCAAACTCTTTGATTTGTTCTGCGATACTGTTTGATAATGCCTTTGTCTCTTTTTCGGCAATTTTAAGTTTTTCTATAAGTTTTTCAATATCTGCATTAGCCTCTTTCTGTATCCTTTTTCTTTCTTCTGATATTGTTTTTTCAAGCTTATTTAATTTTGTTCTTTCCTCTGTAGCAATTTTTATTTCATCTTCTGTAACTATCCAGCCGTGATATTTTTCTTTCACAGCTATCATAAAGTTTTCCAGTTCTTCAATATTACTTTCTATTTTCGCAGGTGTTAATTTTTTTATTTCAAACTCCACAACCTGTAATTCATTTGCTTCCATATTTCCTCCTATATTTGTAATTTTCTTTTATAAACTGGCTCAATATCATTAATGATATACGAATTGAATTCCAGCTCCTTTTTTATTATTTGCTTTATTGCCTCTTCGTTTCGAGAACATTTATAGACATGTAAAGCACTTCTATCTTTTTGAAATGCAAGTGTTATATCTGCAAATAATACCGCATATTTCCATCCTGTTACAGCTAGATAATGTTGTATTTGCAGCCAATAATGAATTGGTATATCTGTTATGGTATATTTACCATCCTCATCTTTTTTTAACCAAATATCATAAAATTGGCTTTTATTGAAACAAGTAGCTGTTTTTATTTCTAGAACTCCTTTATCTCCGTTTTTATCTATTAAAACTCCATCTAGATTTGCAGACATAAATGGATATTTTAAACTTTCCAATGTTTTATTTAAAGTACTAACTTCGTACTCAGTATATTTTTCAGAAAAAAGTCCTATCAGATGGGGCTCGCTATTTTTACCTCTAATAATAGCTTTATTGCTACTCAAATCATCAGGAACTTTTCTTCCTGTTTTTTCTCTCCAAAGGTCGACTGGGTTTTTATATTCATTATATCCCATTATCGCGGCACAATCAGAACCGCCTATGTGTTTATTTCTTATTTTGTGCCACTCCTTTTCAGAATGATATTCTATTTCCCTGTATTGCATAATTCACACCCCAACAACATTTTTTCTATTTTTTCAAATTCTTTGTTTCTTTCTTTCTCTGAATCAAAAATGATTGTTGAAAAGTCTTCGTACTTCTCTTGTTGCAAAGAATAAAATAAAATTATTTCATATTTTTTATTTTTAAATATCTGTTGTACAATACTTAAATTGTATAAATTTCCTTTAATTTTAATCCACATTATAATTCCTCCTAACTGTCAACTATTTGTTGACTGTTGTTATTTTTTCAAACTCCATTTTTCCTTTTTAGCTATTTTAAGTGTTTCTAATACTTCAGATTCGCTTATTTTACATCTACTAGCAAGTATTTTAATTTCGTAAGGTAAAAGGCAACTGTTTCTTAAGTAAGCTATCGAGAGACTTAAGTCGTGTAACGTTTCCAAAAATTTATCCTGTAAATTTTCAACCATTTTTCCCCCCCACCTACTCCCAAGTTTCTTCGCTGAAAGCTTTACCAAAGTACAGACAAGTCGCAGATATTATTAATAATAAAGTTGCTGTAAATAAGTTACCAGCACCGCCTGTCGCAAAAAGCGATGCCATTCCTACTCCTGAAAGTATTTTTCTCATTTTATTCCCCTACCTCTCTTATTTTTTCTTGAAGAATTTCAAATGCTTTTTCAACATTTTCATCTACTTTATAATTAAAAACTATTTCATCATCAGCATACCTTGCTGGTTTGTTTGTTCTTTTTCTTTTGAAAATTCTTATCCAGAAACCATTTTCTGCAAATTCTATTGTCAAAGAAACTTGTTTATTCTGTTCTCGGACTTCTATAAATTTTTCAAATATCTCTTTTTCTTTATTCATAAATTCCTCCTATTTTATTTAAGATATTAATCCACTACTTATTTCTTCCGTATTTTTGAAGAAGTTCGTCAATGTAACCTTCTTCACCATTTTTTCTTTTTTCAGTTATTTTTTCTATTTTATAGAGCTCATTTTCTTTTATTATTTTAAGTTCTATTTTTCCATTTGACACTTCTAAAATTCCTGTTTTGAAGTTCATCAGAACAGGAACTGTTTTCCCTTGTTCTTTATAAACTTCTTTTATTTTTCTTGCTAGAACATCAACTTTTTCTTCCTGAAGTTCCAGTAATTTATTTTTTATTATCTTTTTCATATTCTTCCTCTCAATTCTCTCAATTCTTTCTTAAGGAGATTCTCAAATCCATTAAAGCTATCAGTGCTTCAGTTTTTTCTTTGAAATAATTTCCTTCAGCTTTCCTTTCCTTGTCAGATTTTCTATTTTTATCTATTGTAGCTGAAATGATAAATTTATTTTTATGCTGTGTAATAAACCAGTACTGCTTTTTCAAATCTTCTGAAAAAATAAGATTCAGGTCATCTCTAAGCACTAATTCCAAAGTTCCTAACATTGTATGAGTCTGTATTACTTCTTTGTCCTTTATAGTGAGACCTTTTTTCATTTGTAGTTCTACTTCTTTGTGCAAAATTTCTTTCATTTTCTCAATTTCTCTTCTTGTTTTCATAATTCCTCCTAAGCTATTTTCTTACTTGTCAGAGTCACTGTTTCGACTCTGTAATTTTCTTCGTACCAGTCAATTCCGCCATTGCAGTCCTCATACGGAATTGAATCATATACTTCTTCCTCACGTTCTTCTGAGAAATTTTCTATACATTTTTTGAAATATGTTATTTCTTCTTCAGAATATCCGTCTTCTTTAAGTTCTACTAAGAAGTTATTTAGTTCTTTTTCTGAATATTCGATTTCGTAGTTATAATTTATTTGAAACTCACTTTCATTCAGCCAATCGTTGGCTATGTACTCCATTTCTTTTTTCTCTTTCTCTGTCATATCTCTCTCCTTTGTTTACTAAAAAGTAAACTAAAAATTTAAAAAAAATACATCTCTTGTTTTTCTACAAAATAAGTTTACCATATAGTTAACAAAAAGTCAAATATTTTTGACAAAAATTTGGTATAATATGCTCATAAGGAGATGATTAGCTATGAAATACAATACTTTAGGAGAATTTTTAAAAAATTTCATTGGTACTAGAGAGTTAACTTTAGAGTATGTTGCAGCTAAAACAAACAAAACAAAAAGTTCAATAAGTCAATACATATCTGGAAGCAAAAATCCATCCAAAGACTTTATAGACAGTTTTTTGGAAGCTTTTAAGTTAACAAAAGAAGAAAGAGAAAATTTTTTGTTAGTAGCAGAACTTGGGAAAACAGTTTATTTAAAAGAAGAAATAAAAAAATATGTAAAAAAAGAATCTGAAAAAGAACCTTCAAATGTAACAGATGAGATATTTGAAAGCTTTGTGAGAATACCGCTTTACGGAATGGCTTCAGCTGGAAATGGACTTATAGAATCTGAAGAAAGCAATATCGAATATATTAATATACCAAAATTAAATGGAAATGTTAAAAAGAATGACTTTGCTACAAAAGTAAAAGGCGACAGTATGGAGCCATACTATCATAATGGAGATATTATTGTCGTAGATGTATCAAATCAGGATATAAGAACATTAAACGGGAAAGAAGCATTAATATTTTACGAAGATAAAAAATATCTGAAAATTGTGTATTTTGAACCAGGGACAGGAAATTTATTTTTAAAATCATACAATCCGGCTTACAAAGATATAAAGATTGAAGATAAGGAAGTTGATACTTTGTACTGTAACGGTGTTATAAGCATGGTAATAAGTATGAGAAATAGAAAAATGATATAAAAGGAGAGATTTATATAATTTTGAAGAAAAGTTAGTTGAAATACTAAAAAAATATTTACCTGAAGAAAAATAAATAAAAATACAATAAAAAAAGGAGTGATCATTTATGTATTTCCCATATTTGAGAGGAAAACAATTTGAGTTTATTGCTATAAAAGAATTGTATCAAAAAGGATTATTAAGCAATGTTATTCCAATTTTTGAGCCAGTAAAGGAGAAGAATTTGCATTATTTTGATAAATTTAAAGATATTAAAATTATTTTTGGAATAATAGCTAATCCTAAAGTTGGTAATTTAGTAAATAATTATCATATAATAGAAAATATTGTTCAAAATAATAAAGATAATATCTATGTCTGTATTTTAGTAACTAGTAATAATGAATCAGAGGTAGAGCATTTAAAAAAGTTATACAGTGATTATAAGAAAATATATATCCATAAACAATACAATAATAGTCTTAATAATAGACTTAGTATATTTAATGATGGAGAATTTAATTTTATTTCGAGTTCAATCGGGAATCGGTATTCAATTTTAAAAAATAAGATTTTACTTGAAGATAGTTTTATTAAAGCAGAAAGAAATTCAGATTATCCTCTTGAGGACTACTTTAATAATTATTGTTTTACTTATAAATCAATTGGATATTTAGGGATATCCGATTATTTAACTATAGGCGATTCATATAGTGAAAGTGGAGGGCAACCATATACTGTCACAATTCATCTGAGTTTTCTGAAAGATAATGGAATTTATATTAAACATTTTGCTTCTGATTCAGGGGGATATCGAGGAGATGCAAATAAAAAATTTTTTGAAGCTTTAGATAAGCTAGTTCGATTTGCAGAACAAAATAATATATCTTCAGAAGGTGTATTTGAATTTATTCAATGGCGAAAAGAACATTCTTTTCCAGCATTGGGTTCAGTAAAAAAAGCTTCAATGAAGCATCATATTGAACTATTAAGCAAACTTGTTTGACAAAAAATAGAAAAAAGAGGTATAATTAAATAAAAAAGTGAGATAAAAATGGAAAAAATAAATTATAGAGGACTTTCTGTATTGTATAATAGAACTTTTGTTAGAAAAATAATTTCAAATAATATAAAAATTATTTAGAAAATATATTAAGTAGGAGTAATTATCTTGTAAAGGAAGTTTCTTTAATTCATGTTTTGGACTCATTATATTCAGAATTTAAAAAAAATTATAAATGTGAGTATGTTTACAAAAACACTATAGTTAATAAAATACTTCTAGGAAGGCATTCTTTAAATACTTCTACACTAATTTCAGAATTGAATGTTGGAAAATCAAAAGCAGATATAGTAATCTTTAATGGAACTTCAACAGTATATGAGATAAAAACGGAACTTGATTCACTTAATCGGTTAGAAGCACAATTAGAAGATTATTTAAAATGTTTTGATAAAATATACGTTATAACAACATTAGAAAATATCAAAAAATTAGAAAATAAACTTTCTGGGAAAATAGGATTAATAGAATATACTAAAAGAGGTACTTTAAGAGAACATAAAAAAGCAGAAAGTAATAAACGAAATATTGACAAAGAATCCTTATTTTCATTGTTCAGAAAAAATGAGATGCTTAATATAATAAAAAAAATAGGTTTTGAAATTCCTGATGTGCATCCAAGATATCTAAGGGAAGAATGTGAAAAAATATTCCTAAAATTAAGTAATGAAGAAGCGCATAATATCGCTATAGAAGAAATAAAGAAAAGAAAAATAAAAAATGAACAAAAAGAAATAATAGAGATGGCACCTGAATCTTTAAAATTTTTCTTTTTGGCTGAAAATTTAAATAAGAAGCAATGTAAATTTCTCAAAGAATTACTTTTTAACTAAGAGCCTATCTAGGCTCTTTTTTCTTTGAAATTTCTTTCAAATGAGGTATAATATATTAAAAATTTAAAGGAGTTGAGGAAATGGCAGCATTTATTGTTATATTAAGTATCTTTTTTGGGATAATATTTATTAAAGACAGAGTAATTGAGTTAATTAAGTTCAAAGAATATATGAAAGAAATGTCGGTTAAAGAAGCTAATGAAGAAATAAAAAGCGAAAGAACACTCAGACAGAAAGGAACAATTTTTATTTTCTTTTTTCTTGTAATCCTGTCTTTTATTTTTATGTCACAAAGCAAAACTGAACAAAAAACAAAGGTAGAAACTAAAGTTGAAGAAAAGAAAGAAGTTGTTAAAAATAACGAAAAAACAGAAGAAAAAAGAACAGATAAAAAAGTGGAAGAAGAGGAGACAAAAAAGAAAGTTGCTAAAGAAAAGGCAAGAATATTGGAATTATTAGAAACTTTAAAAAAAGAGCATATGAGTTTATGGAATAAAACGATTGAAGCTTTTAATAATGGAAATTTTGAAAAAGCATATGGATATTCTAAAAAATCTTCTGAACAAATTTCAAAAGTATTAGAAAAAATTGATAGTTATAAGTGTGTAGAAACTTATAATTCAGCTTTTGATTTAAATTGTGATGGTTTGCTAGACAGTGCATTTGAAGCTTATACAATGAAAGATAATTTTCACTTGGCGTTAAAAGACTTTATGGAAAATGGAATGACAGAACAAAATTTACAAGTGATTCAAACTAATTTCCAAGGTGCAGGAGAGGATTGGAACAAGTTGACAAAAGAAATTAGAGAATTTAAAAATATAGAATATTACAAATAAGACTTTTAACGGAGTCTTTTTTTAGTCAAAGATATTTGACTTTTTGTTAACTATATGGTAAACTAAATTTGAGGTGAAAAAATGGAGATTTATGAGATACTATTAAAAAAAATAAAAAAGAAATACAAAAATATTTCTAATTTTGCGAATGAAGTAGATATGTCAAAACAATTATTATCGTATCATTTGGAGAATTTGGAAAAAGGAAAAAATACTTTTCGAGCTAATCAATTGAAGGTAATTAGTGATAAATTGGATTTAGACTTGAATTTTTTTTACAAATAAAGTTTACTAAACAGTAAACGGATGGAATTGATAAGTCAAATAAACTTCGAGAGAAGCCCTCGTTAAAACTTTTAATTTTAAATCCTCATTTTCTATTTTTGAAATGAAAATAAGTGGAGCGTTTACAATTTGACAACCGTTTACGATAAAACCAAAAAGGAGGAAAGATGGAAAACAAAAAAACAAAAGGATACATCCTCTACGAACCAAAGAAAAGACTGGAAAGGTTAAAGGAATTAAGTACTGATTTAAGAAATATGGTGCATGAAAAATTCCCAGATATGATTGAAGAGGAAATAGACTTCCTGACATCATTTCTGGGAAAAGAATTAAAATATTTCTTTAAGCCTATTGACAAAGGAGAAAAGGAATCTAAAACCAAGTTTTAACTTCCTTAATTATCCGGTAAAGCTTTTTCAGTTGAGAATTCTCTTCTAAAAAAGTTTTACCCTTAATAGTCAAGGAAGGACTAGTAATAGCAATTACTGGTTCATCTAAGTTTGAAAATCTTATAGTAAGTCCTTCAATATAATTTTCTTCTATAAGATTTTTAACAAGATGGTAAAATTTGCTTTTTGAAATATCCAAATTTTCTATTTTGAATATTTCATCTAAATCGACAGTATCAAAATCATCAGTATCATCAATGATTTTTAGAATATAGTAGATTTGATTATTTATGGACATAAAAAACACCTCCTTTCAGTGTTGGGATATTGGTAATATATTATACCCTGAAAAGAGGCTTTTGAGAGAAGCCCTCGTTAAAACTTGCTGGCACAGTCTCCTATAAAATTTTTATTGTTTGATTCTGATTTCTTTTTAAATTGTGCCAGTTGTTTACGGACAGTTAGCCTAATGGTAAGGCAGCAGTTTGCTAAACTGTGAGCGGTTACACGCTTTATCGGTTCGAGTCCGATACTGTCCGCCAAAATGGACTATTCGTATTCTGGTGGAGATACTAAGCAACATGAGAGGTCAGTTCGATTCTGACATAGTCCTTATACGTATTGACAAGCAATACACAGTCAGATAAACAGTATGATTTTCGCAGGGTCGCTCCCGTAGAAGTCATCCAGGTGCAAACCCGTTCTGATGTGTATTGAATATGAGCTGAAATGGAACTGAAGAAATCCTAGGTAATGCTTCAGGTGAGTTCAAATCTCACACAGCTCTGATTTTAAAATGTTTTTTATAGAGGTAATTTGGCATAAAAAAATCGGACAAAAGTCCGATTTCAGTGGGATGTTAAATTTAATTTATGGAACAATTATAGCATATTAGCACATTAAAAGCAAGTAGGAGGAGGAAATAATGATAAACAGAATTACAAAATATGAATTTTTAGATAACAAAAAATTAAGCTTACAGGCAAAAGGTCTGATGATGATTCTTATTGAAAGAATTGGACAAAAAGAAGAAGAATGTAGTTTATATGATGCCGTGAACAAAATACATCCAATGCCTGAAAGCCTTTTTGGAACATTGATAAACAATTTAAGTCATGAAGGATATATTTCAATGAGTTTTTTTCGTGGAAGAATAATATATGATATTTTTCCTGAAGGAGGTATTCAATGAAATACACGGTTAATGGCTATAGTCAGGAAGCATTAATAAAAAATGATTTAGATTTAATAGACAGTCTCATTTTAAGAACTTTATCAGACATGTATTTAAGTAATTCAAAAAAAATAGACTACAAAATATTAGAAAATGAAGTTGAAGAAAGAGAATTAGAAGGAGAAAAAAAAGACAATAGGGATAAGTTCATGTGGATTAAATACAGTTATCTGTTTGAACAGATTCCAATTGTTGGAAGTGAAAGAACAATAATAAGAAGAATAGATAAGCTGATAGAAAAGAAATTTCTAAAAAAACGGGTTTTAAACTGCAGAAATGGAGTTAAAGGAACGTTTTTATATGTTGCACTCAACGAGAGCTATTCTGATTTAACAGAATATGAAGACAAAATGTCATCAGAGGGTATGACAAATTGGCAAGGGGGGTATGACAAAATGTCATCAGAGGGTATGACAAATTGGCATGACAAAGATTCTTCTATAAATGATTCATCTATAACAAGTAGTAGTAAAGAAGAAAATGTGTTAACCAACGCAAATTCATTAAAAGAAAAAGTAAAAAAGGAACTACAACCACTTTTTCCTGAACAAAATCTTGAAATGATAATTTATTCAAATTTAAAAAATATAATGAGACTTATAAATAATCACGGGAATAAATTATTTTGGGAAACTTTATTAAGAATGAAAAAAAGTAAATTTCTGACAGAAGATTTTAAAAATAAACGGAATCCTGGTGCATTCTGCTTATGGCTTTTTAAAGAAAATAATTTTTTGAATATTTGTACAGGAACTTATGACGATAATTCAGCAGAAACAAGAGTGACAAAATCAGAAGAACAAATAGCAAAGGAGTATGATTTCAGTGAATTTGACAACGGATAATTCAACTTTAGAGTATCAAATAATCGGAAGACTTCTGACTTTTCCTCAGGAAATGCAAGAAGCTTTGGACATAGGACTTAAGAAAATAAACTTTTCTGATAAAGACTTGGGAAAGCTTTATGAAGAAATGGCGGATAAATTTCTTGAAAAGGGTAGTTTTGATATAGCTGAACTGAACTGGGAAATAGACAGCCTGCTAGATATGATTGATAATCAAGAAATAGTTGTAATAAGTACGGCTGTTCAGAAACTTGTCAGTATTTCAAAAGAAAATTTTTTAACCAAAGAAACTGAAAAAATTTTAATGAGTTCTGAAAATCTTGATAAAAAGCTTGAAAAAATTCTTAAAGTGATTGAAAAAGTTGAAAATTCAGGAGATTCAAAAAACAGGGAATATGACATAAAAGACCTGATTAATGAGTGGTATCAGGAACTTGGAAAAAAAGAAAATATTATTAATTTCCCTTTTTCAGAAATAAACGAAATATTTAACCTTGAAAAAGGAAGTCTTGTAACAGTAGGGGCAAGACCATCAATGGGGAAGACAGCTTTTGGGTTAAATGTTGTTTATCGTGTAGCAAAAGAAAAGCCAGCATTGTATATAAATCTTGAAATGAGCAGAAAACAGATAATAAATCGTCTTGCTGCAATAAATTCAGGTGTTGAATACAGAAAAATTGAAAGAAAGACTGGAAACGATGAAGAAATAACTAGAATTAATATGGCTATGAGTTACTTAAATGACATGAATTTAAAAATTTTAGACATAGAAAACCCTGACTTCAAGAGAATTGTTAATCAGATTCGGAGACTACATCAGAGAAAAAAATTTGATGTTATCATAATAGATTATCTTACACTAATGCAGTCTTACGGACATCAGAACAAAAACCTTGAGGTTGAATATATGTCGAACAGGTTAAAGCTTTTAGCTAAAGAACTGGACACTTGTATTATCATTCTAGCTCAGCTCAATAGAGGAGTTGAGGCAAGGACTGATAAAAGACCTATACTTTCAGATTTAAGAGATTCAGGTGGAATAGAACAGGCAAGTAACGTTGTAGCTTTTCTTCATAGAGAAGACTATTACGACAAGGAAAAGAAAAATATTGTTAATTCCGAAGTTGAATTTATAGTCAGAAAAAATAGAAGTGGGGAGCTAGGAACAGTGCATTTAGGATTTCATCTGCCGACTCAAAGAATGGCAGAAAAAAGGAGAGGATAAAATATGAAAACTAAATATCAGATTATAAACGAACTGGAAGACAGAAATGTTGAAATTGACAAGGAAATCGACAGATTAATACAGGAAAAGCTGAACAACAAAGAGAAAATAGAACAGTTGAGCAGTTTCAATAAGGATTAAAATGGCAAAGAAAAGTAAAAAGCAATTAGTTTTGGATGAGCTGAAACAATTTGTGAAAGATTCATTTCATAACTTTGATTTGTTAGTAAGTCCTGATGACTTTGCTTTGAAATTCATAACAATCAAAAAGCAAAGTAAACATTTAAGATTTATCAGTGATGAAAATATTATTTTTTCTGAAATATTGGGAAATCTAGGCAAGGATTTTCTAAACGAGATGGTATATTTTCAAATGATACTGAAAAGAATGAATCATGTCTTTCAGAAAATAAAAGATACAACATACCTTTTCAGGAGTGACTTCATAAGTTCTGATGTTATAGAAAAGGCTAAAAATCTTTATTACAGCTACAACGAAGATGTTAAAAAATTTGATGACATTTTCGGAGCTTATTTATCTCTGTATGCTTTAGCAAAGAAAAATCAGGAACTTATAGAATACAGAGATGAAAAAGGAAAACAGATTGAAGAAATGTATAGAAATGATAATCTTTTAATTCACAAGTCAATTGTTGTTTTTGAAAAGACAGAAAAAATAATTGCCGACAAAATTTGGAATGGAACTTTAGACTGGAACTGGAGGGAAAATGAAAGGAAAAGTTTGAACAAAAGAGGAAATAGAAGAATTGAGGATTCTCAAAACAATTGAAGGATTTACTAATAAGGAAATTAGCAACATTCTTGGGAGAACGGAAGCATCAGTTTTTTCTAAAACTAAAAAATGTAAATTTTTAAAGTTTGAGAACTGGACAAAACAAAGTGACGAGTTACTTAGAAAATATGTCTTCAATACATATCGTAAAATGGAAGAAATCACTAGAAAATTAGAGAGAACAGAACTATCGATAAAAATAAGAATGAGAGAGTTGTTTGGAAGCAGCAGTTTGCAAAAACTTAGAAATGAAAGCTTTTTAAATAGAGCAGAAACCAGGTTTATGGAAAGTGAAATAGAGTTTCTGAAAAAAAATTATTATAAAAAAGGTGCAAAAGAATGTGCAAAAATTTTAAAAAGAACAAGTGGAGCTATAGGAAAAAAAGTTTACAAATTAAAAAAACATGGAGTTAAATTTGAGGAGCAATTTATTCCAAGATTTAATGGAAAGATGAGAGGATATGTGATTTATTCAAACAAAACAGGAAAAATTATCAAGAAATACAGAACTCTTAATGATTGGGCGAGGGAATAGATTAATGAGAATAAAAATCTATTTCATGGAAATAACAGATATGTATGGGCAGAAACACCAAATAAAATCAACTGATTATGAAAAGATATGGGTATTTGTAAAAAGGCACAGGGGAGAGATTAAAGCACTGCACTCAGGTAGTAAAACGGTTTCAGAAAAGAAGTTTCAAGAAATGAAAAAAGAAGAAAATTTTAAATAGGAGGAATAATGGTCAAACTTACTTTATCAGTAATGCCGCCTTCTGTTAATCAGATTTGGATTAACAAACCGAAAGGGCGGTACAAATCTAAAAGAGGAAAAGAATTTCAAGAAATGGCTTTTTATGAACTTAGAAAACAATACAAGGGTAAATTGTTGACTGGCAGATTAAGAATTGAAATATGGCTTTATTTTAAAACTAAAACAAAAAGAGACATAGATAATTACAATAAAGCAATACTTGATTCTTTAAAAGGAACAGTTATAGAAGATGATGAGCTTATTGATGATTTGATAGTCCATAAAAAAACAGGAAAAGGCGAAAATAAAATATATATGGAAATTTTAGAAAGAGGTTAGATAAAAATGACAAATAAGCAGGTAATGGGAATGGTTGAAATGGTAGGAGAATTCTATCGTGCGATGGGCGATGGAGAATATATAGGAACAGGAAAATATAAAAATATTGAAAGAAAAACAATGAGGGAAAATATATTTCATGAAGAGTTAATTGAATTCATAGAAGCTAGTTCTTATAAAAGGGAAAAGCTAAGAAGAAAAGGACAACTGGATGCAATCTGTGACATGTTCTATGTTGCAGTTGGAAATCTGCTTGAAAACAGTAAAAGCATAGAACAGACAAAGCAGAAGTGGACCAAAGGCGGTATCTGGGAAACAGACACCGCAGAGAAAATGAGAAAAAGGACTGACTTTGATGTTCATACAGTGTATGAAGCTTTCAAGGAAGTCCATAGAAGCAACATGACAAAGATATGCAAGGACGGAACAGTGTTAAGGCGTGAAGATGGGAAAATAATCAAGCCTGATACATTTGAAGAGCCTAATTTGGATAGATTTTTATAGGGGGAGTCTTATGCAAATACTGACAAATACAAAATTTCTTCAGACAGTAATAATGCTTTTTAGCCTTTATCTACTGTATAAGCTGAATAAAAAATAATCAAGGAAAACAAGGACAATGGCAATTTAATAACTGTGAATTAATCTATTTGTGGAGCAGAAAAAATATGTTGACAAGTTAAGTCTTAACGTGGTATAAAATGTTAGGGCTTAAATAGGAGGATATATGAAAACAGAAAGAAAAGCCAAAATATCCTTTGGAAAAATGGGAAATGGAAAAGGTTCAAGGGTAAATTTATCAATACCGCTGTTAAAAACTTTAGGAATAACTGAAGAAAACAGAGAAGTACTGGTAATTTATGATGATGAAGCTAAGACCATAACCATAAAACAAGGATAAAAAAATCCCCTTAAAGCCCTAAAGCAATAAGGGGTAGAATATATAAAACATATTCTCAGCAAATATATTTTATCACATTCTACCCTGAAAATAAATAAAAATTTGGAGGTAGAAATGGAAAATTTAATTGCAGAGAGTATGACTTTAGACAGTAGAGAAGTAGCTGAAATGTTGGAGAAAGAACATAGGCATTTGTTGAGGGATATAGCTAAATATAGTGAATACCTCACTGAGTCCAAAGTTGGGCTGAGTGATTTTTTTCAGGAAAGTCAGTATAAAGACAGCACAGGAAGAACATTAAAATGTTACAGGGTAACTAAAAAGGGATGTGAATTTTTGGCTCACAAACTAACTGGAAGAAAAGGAGCTGTATTTACAGCAATGTATATTAACAAATTTCACGCTATGGAAGAGGCTTTGAAAAGAGGAAAACATACAGTATTTAATCCTAAGCTTATGATACCGCTTGATAAAACAGATGAGTGGAATGCATTGAAAAAAACAGTTGAAACTTTACTTGACAAAAGAGGTACAGTATTCAGTAAAATGGAAAAAATAAATCGTTCTGTAATAGAATTGTCAAGCGAAATTTCTAAAATATTAGGAATGACTGACGGAATTGAAATAATCTTTGACCGTTGGGAGCAAGGAAAAAGTACTGCATTAATAGAAGACAAGGAGTGATAAAATATATGAATTTTAAATATGACAGTATAGAATTAGTAAACAATAATAATAAAAAAGTTTTAATTGAAAAGGAAAGTAGAAAGATAATTAACAGATTGAAAGCTATTTTCAGGAGGGGTAAATAGTATGAATGAATTAATAAAGATTGAGATTAACGAAAATAATGAACAAGTTGTAAGTGGAAGAGAACTTCATAAATTTTTAGAAATAACTGAAAGATATTCGAGATGGTTTGAGAGAATGTGCGAATATGGTTTTGTTGAAAATATTGATTATGTAGGGTGTAAAGTTTTTAACGCCCTAGCGAAACAAGAATTACAAGACCATTTAATAAAAATACCTATGGCAAAAGAAATATCAATGATACAGAGAAATGAAAAAGGAAAAGCGGCAAGATTATATTTTATTAAATGCGAAGAAGCTTGGAATACTCCTGAAATGATTTTATTGAAAGCTGACCAAATAAAAAACAAAATGATTGATGGCTTAAAGTTAGAATTAGATAATATAAGATTAGAACTTGACTATAACAAGGAAATTATAAAAGGAATAACGGAAAATATTGACCTGTATCAAAAAAGAATAATACTGGGAAGAGTTGTAAAGCACAAAGGAGCAAATTTTAGAGAACGTTGGAACGAACTATATAAATGTTTCAGGGAAACACATCATATAGATTTAAAAGCGAGAATGCAAGGCTATAATGAAACTCAGATAAGACCGAAGGATAAGTGCAAAAGTACTATAGAATATGCTGATAAGTTTGGGCATATAGACAATTTATATAAAGTGGCATTGAAGTTATACGAAACAGATGTAGAGGAAATTATAGAAAATATCAAAAATATAACATAATCTAAACAAATTCACAGTTATTAAAGGCTGTGAATTTTTATTTAGGAGGAATTATGATAGAAGAACAGGAAATAAGAGCGGAACTGATTAAAAGAAAACTTGAAGAAGGTGTGATTTTAACAGATAATGAATTTGATTTTTGTGATGGAAATAAGCAACTTTTTCAAAAAGTTAGGTTCAAAAAAGTGAGAAAGGCAATAAAAAAATGGCAACAATTGAAGTAGACAGACTGAACTGTGAAATAAGGTTGCTATATCCCACTAACGAAAGTGTCAAAAAACTTGCAGAATGGCAGGAAGAAATAAATAACTATCCGATTAAAATCATTCCTCAGAACACGATAACAATGGAACAGATGAAACTGTTATATGTGCTTTTTAAACAGTTTAGTGAGGGTATAGAGTGGTATGATTTAGGATATACAAAAGACTATTTAAAAGATATGTTCAGCAGTATATATGAGATTGGAGAGTTCAGCTTAAGTCCATTTAAGAAAAATCCATTGACGCTGGATCAGGCTACTGAATTTATCCAGTTCATAATAGAACACGGAATTGAAAATAATATAAATCTTTATATTCAGGACAAAAATACTGGAATAAAAAGGCATATAAGGGAGATAGTGCCTGATATTCAAAGATATGTAATTAGATGCTTAAGAGAAAGAGTATGTTGCGTATGTGGAGAAAAGCATGACTTCAAGAATGGAAAAATAGTGGACTTGGAACATTATGATAATATCTCCAGTACAGCTACAACATATGATTTAGATGATGGATTGCAAAGTAGATTTTTAACATTGTGCAGAAAACATCATATGGAAATACATAATATACCAAAAAAAGAATTTATAGAAAAATATATCCTTGAGCCTGTATGGTTAAATGAACAGTTAGTATATGAATTGCTTGACAAATATCCGAATCACTTCAAGCTGTTCAGGAAACGTTTAAAAGAGGGATATTATGATGGGCTGATAAGGAAGGAGAAGAAATGAAGAAAATATTAGATGCATGCTGCGGCTCAAAAATGTTCTGGTTTGATAAAGAAAATAAAGAAACTATATTTATGGATAATCGATATTATGAAGATACATTGTGCGATGGCAGAACTTTGAAAATAAATCCGGATATTATAGCAGACTTTAGACATATGCCTTTTGAAAATGAAAGTTTTTATCTAGTTGTATTTGATCCGCCACATCTATTAAAAGCAGGAGAAAATTCATGGTTGGCCAAAAAGTATGGAAAGTTGAAATCAGACACATGGAAAGAGGACATAAGGCAGGGCTTTAATGAATGCATGAGAGTCTTAAAACCAAATGGAACATTGATTTTTAAATGGAATGAGGAACAAATAAAATTAAATGAGATTTTGGCCACTATTGATTTTAAACCTTTGTTCGGAAATAAGAGGTCAAAAACTCACTGGCTTGTGTTTATGAAAGAATAAAATAACAACTATTTTCTTGACATCGGCAAAATGGTATAAGTATTTAAAAAAGGATTTAATCGTTTTGCTGATGTTGGAAAAACGATAGAAAGGAGAAAATAAAATGATAAAATTTTTAAAAATATATTTGTTAGGATTTGCAATAGTTTTTGTGTTTTTAACAATAGTCGCAATAATAGGAAAAATAAAAGCATATAGAAGAACTGGTAGGTGGAACAGTCATAAATTTGACTGGAAAAGTATTATATATTTTTCACTATATAGTTTTGGGTTCTTTGCTATATGGTTACATGACACTATTGGAGATAATTTTTGGAGGTAAAAAAATGAATATAATGTTATTATTAGTATTACTTTTGCCAATAACAATAGTTGTTTTCTTTTTGTGGTCATTGGTTGAGACAACAATAGAAATGGCAAAAGATAAAGATTTGTTTGGAGTAATTGTGAGTGGGAGTTCAGCATTTTTTATAGCTTATGGACTATATATTTTTATTTTAAAAGTAATAAGTGTAGGATATTAAAAAATAACAGGACAATGGCAGTTGAATATGACTGTGGAAATAAATTTTTTCGGGATTTATCCGATTTTAGTTGCAATTTCGCAATAAAAAAGGTATAATTTGGTAAACAAATGATAACTGAATGAGAAGTTATAGGAGAGAATATTATGGATATAATTTATAGAAAAAAAATGAGTTTGTATGATGATTTATTTTTAAAAGAATATCTAAGAGTTTCCGAATTGACAAAGGAATTAAACAGAAATATTGGATTTCCAATGTATAAAATTATAATAGATGCTTTTAATTCAGAATTAAGAGTTGAAAACAAATTCCAAAAACATAGAAAAGTAAAATTTAGGAATTCTATAAAAGGAGACTTGAATTATGTCAGATAATGAGAAACAACTAGATAAGATAAATGAAAGTAATCTACAAAATAATTTAGAAAAAGTACCTGAAATAGTATCAAGGTTAAATAGTAGTTTACAACAAGAGTTTTCAGGCCCCTTGCCGTTAGAAGTATTGAAAAATTTAACACCAGAACAGAGAGATAAGATTGTTAATAGTTTTGTAAATCAAGAAACTAGAGAACATGAAACTAATATGAAAACTTTAGAATTAATAAATACAAAAAATAAACAAAATTATAATTTGCAAAGATTATCTTTATTTTTAGGTATTCCTGGTTTTTTAGTTTTGATTGCAATTTGCCTTTTTACAAACAATAAAGAAATTTTATTGGATATAATAAAAATATTTGTTGGATTTATTGGTGGAATCGGATTTGGCAAAATTATGAACAAAAATACAGAAAATTAAAAATCACAGTCATTAATTTGATTGTGATTTTTTATTTACAAAAAAATTAAGAAAGGAAGTAGAATGATAGATAAAATAATACAAGCATTGAAAATAACATCTTTAGCTTTTGTGATTATAATTTTCTTTTTTTCAACAATTATAATTCAAAATGCAAAAGATTTAATTACAGTAGTGAAATATTTTGGACTGTACATAATGACAGCAGTACATGTCCTGGTATGCTTTAGTTTTAAAAATAAAGATTAGGGGGATTAATTAGTGAAAAAAGCTTTAAAATGTAAATTCTGCAAGAAAAAGAAAATGGAATATGAACTGGAAGGGGGCAGATTCAACTATGATTTTGTATGCCCCAGATGTAAAAAAAGAAATATTGGAACAATAGTTGAGAAAGGTAAATAAAAAATATGTTGACAATCAGTAACTTATATATTATAATCATATCAGTTACTGATAAAGGAGAAAAAATGGAAAGAAGAAATGGAAGAGTTTCTTTTCATAAATCAGGAAGTGGTAGAGGAGCAAAAGTAACTATACCAATACCATGGCTCAGAAAAATGGGTATTTCTGAAGAAAATAGAGAAATAACATTTATCTTTGATGAAGAAAATCAAAAACTGATTATTGAGAAGAAATAAAAAAACTCCCCTATGTCCTTTATCAGAAAACATAGGAGAGATACAGTTATAATAACCGATTAACCACTTTTATTATACTGTATAAGCTCCAAAAAATCAATAATTTTGAGGAGGAAATATGGAAAATTTAGTTGTAAGGAAAGTTGAATTTAATGGCAAGGAAATAAAGGCTATTAAAGAAAATGGTAAAATTTTTGTATCAGTTAGAAGTGTGTGTGAAAATCTTGGAATGAATGAAAATCAATTTAAAAATCAGAGGGATAAAATCAATAATGATGAACTTTTAAAGGTAGGGAGGAAATTCTCCCCAGTTGATACAGGATATGGAGTAAAAGAAACAATGATGTTAGAACTTGATTACTTACCAATATGGCTTGCAAAAATTAATCCTGCAAGATTTTCAGAAGAGCTTAAAAAGGAATTACTTATTTATCAATTAAAAGCAAAAGATGTATTAGCTGATGAATTTATAGGAAAAAGGGTAGTAAAAAATCATGCCAGATATGAACCTGAATTGAATGAAATAGAAGACAGAGTAAACAAAATCAGAAACAATAGGGATGTTATTAGAAAATTACTTTTAGAGATAGCAAGTGATTATGACTGGATAAGTCAGAGGTCAAATCTAGGCTATGAAAGGGCAAAGACAAATTATCGGGAAACAAAAAGAACACATTTTATATTAGAAAGCAAGGAATTAACAACTGATGATATAGATAAAATAAATGTAGATAGATTAAAAGAAATAGAAAAAAGACTGAACGACTAGGAGAGATAATATATGAATTTTAAATATGACAGCATAGAGTTAGTGAATGACAATAACAAAAAAGTGTTAATTGAAAAAGAAAGTAGAAAAATAATCAGTAGAATAAAAAATATTTTCAAAAAAGAAAAATAATTCTTGTTTTTTCTTTGAAAAAGCTTAATGTTGTGGTATAATTTATTGAATTAAAAAAGGAGTTGAAATCAGATGACTATGAGAAGTTTTAGTATTAAATTAGCTTTGTTTTTTGCATATTTCATGTCTATTATATTTTTTGTTTTTCCACCATTTTTGATAGCAACAATAATATTTCATGTGAGTTTGAGAAGAAAAGAAAAAAAATTTAGAGAAGAACTGGAAAGCATAGGCTTTAATAACTACAGAGAAATAGAAACAGGGAAGTATAAATATCTTATATTCAATGATGATGGTCGGTTTATGGAAACAATTCACAGAAAATATGAATTATTTGATATAAAAGATTATAATGTAGAGTTTGAAGTTCCTAACAAAAATAATCAATCTGTTGATGTTTTGGCTGGATACATGCTAGCTGGAAGTTTAGGAGCATTTGCAGCAGTAAATAAACCTTGTTATTTGATTTTAAGAAAAAAAGGTCAAGAAAATTTTACAGAACCAACGAAATATGTAATATGTGGTAAAAAGTCAATAGAAAATATGTATAATCTTTTAGTATTTTTCAAAGAAAAAGGATATATATAGAATAACTTTAAACTGTTGAAAAATATATATAAAAGTGGTATAATATTAAAGAAATAAAAAACAAAAGAATATATTGGATAATTTTATCCAGAGCATCCCAAGCGGATCTGTTGCGTAGCAATACGTGACAGGTCCGCTTTTTCTTTTTTCAGAAAATCACAGGAGGAAAAGGAATGTGCATGAAAACATAAAATTAATAATAAAGAATGAATATGAAAACGGAACGAGTATGAGTATTCTGTCTAAAAAATATAACATTGGTTTAAGCAGAATAAAAAAATGGAGTTCTGAAGGGAAATGGGTTAAAAAAAAACAGAATAAAGTAACCAAAAACAAAAGTAACCGAACTAAAAAAAGTAACCAAAAACAAATGGTTACTTTATCAAAAGAAACACAGATAAAGTCAGATATTATCAATAATCTTACAAAAAAGGAAATTATAGAAAAAAATGACATTTCAGAGAGTACATATTACAGAAATAAAAAAAGTGTAAGAAGTATTCAAATAGAACAGAGCGAGAAAATTTTAAGATTCATAGCTGAGGAAAAATATTCGGATGTAAAAGAAAGATTAATAAAAATATCTGAACAGAAAGAAGAACTCGAAAAAAAATTATTAGATTTATCAATAGATGAAAAAGAGAAGATGCAACTAATAATGGCAAGATTAAGTTTATTAAGAGAATTTGAAAAGGAAATAAAAAATGGTGCAAGAGTTATAAATGATTACAGAAGGGCAGACCTTGAACAACAACTTGAAAATGAGAATCTTATAAGAGAAAAGATAGACCTTGAAAGAAACAAGAATGGAAAAATAGAAGATGAAGAACAGGTTGTGATAATAGATGACACAGATAAAAATTAAAGATGTTATTGGAAAAAATTATGACCTTTTCTGGAATGATAAACATTTTTACAGAGTTGTTAAAGGTTCAAGAGGTAGCAAGAAAAGTAAAACTATAGCAATCAATATGATTTATAGAATCATGAAATACCCTGAAAGTAATTTACTTGTCATAAGGCGTGTGTTTAATACTTTAAGAAACAGTTGCAGAGCAGATTTGATTTGGGCGATTAATAGATTGAAAGTAAATCATTTATGGAGAGTTCCAAAAGGAGAACATACATTAACTTATTTACCAACTGGGCAACAGATTTTATTTGCCGGGTTAGATGATCCGTTAAAATTAACATCAATTACAGTAGCACAAGGATATTTAAATTTTGTCTGGATAGAGGAAGCTTTTCAGATTGAAAAACAGGAAATGTTTGAAACGCTGGAAGAAAGTATAAGGGGTATACTGCCACTGCATTTATTCCATCAGATTACTTTAAGCTTTAATCCATGGTCTGAAGACCACTGGTTAAGAAAAAGATTTTATAATGATACTTATGACAGAGAATATACAGATGATTTGATATATGCAATAACTACTGACTATACAATGAATGAATTCCTTGATGAAGTAACTTTGAAGAGATTTGAGGAAATGAAAATAAAAAGACCGAATCGTTTTAGAGTTGCAGGATTAGGCGAATGGGGAATTGCAGAAGGACTGGTATACAACAATTGGGAAATATTGGATTTTGATCCTATAAAATTGTTAAAAAATGACTTTTCCTTAGAAGCTGCATTTGGACTAGATTTTGGTTTTACAAATGATCCGAGTGCATTTATAGCGGTGATAGTCGATTTAAGAAATAAAAGACTTTTCATATTTGACGAGTTCTATAAAAAACGTCTATTAAACAATGAAATAGCAGAAGAAATAAAAATAAGGGGATATTCAAAAGATGAGATTACAGCCGATTGTGCTGAAGCCAAATCAATAGAAGAGATTAGAAGACATGGTATAAGCCGAATAAAACAGAGTTCAAAAGGAAAAGGGAGTGTGAATCAAGGAATACAGTATATTCAACAATTCGATATATACGTGCATCCAAAATGCACAAATACAATAATGGAATTTAAAAACTATGTCTGGGAAGAAAAAAACGGAATAACGTTAAATAAGGCTGCAGATAATTATAACCACTTAATGGATGCATTACGTTATGCCCTTGAAAAATATAGCACTGGTGGAGTGCATGACATATTAGTTTAGGAGAAATTATGAGTAAAAAAAAGAAAATGAAACATAATGGATTTGCAAGTAATGCAAGGAATTCCACAAAAGGTTCAGGAAAAGATATATTAAACAGGCAAACTCCTGTTAAAAAATATTTAAATGATGAAACAATAGAAAATTTGGTTGGAAGTAATGATCTTGCAAAAATAATATTGAATGCTCCGATTGAAGACGTTCTAAAAAATGGGCTTAAAATTTCAGTTCTAAAATCAGATGGAACAGAAGACATAGAGAATACAAAAAAGCTTCTGGATAAACTTGATGAGCTTGATTATTTAGAAAAAATAATGGAGTTTATGGAAAAAGTCAGAAAATTTGGATATGCAGTAATGTATTTGAATGCGTTTCATAATGAAGAAAAAGAAACATCTGATGAACTAGGAGAAAAATATCAGATAAAAGGATTAAGTGTATTTGATAAGACAGAAATAGTAAAAATTAAAGTTGAAAATTCTAAGTTAAAATTGAATTATGGAGAAGTAACAGAACTTCAAGTAAAAAACTATTCCAATAATGGATATTACAATCAGTCAGTTAAGACAGAAATACATCCGAGCAGAGTGATTTTTTCAAGAATAAATGAACATAAAAGGTTGATAGGAGAATCAATATTTACTTCTCTGTTTGACAGAATGGTTATTTTAGATAGTACAGAATGGAGCATAGGACAGCTGATATACAGAGCAGTTTTTCTTATTTATAAAACAGATGCAAATACAATGGACAAAATAAGAGAAAGTGGTGGAGTTAGAGATAAGGAAGAAGAAATAAATGCTTCTACTTTAGCTGTAATAGGAAAAGATGATGAAATGCAAGTAATAAATTCTACTGGCGGAATAGATCCTGAAAAATATATAAATGCGGTTTTGACTATACTATCCATACACACTAACATTCCAAAACAGAGACTGGCAGGAAATACTCAAGGAACTTTGGCTGGTTCTGAAGAAGATGCAAAAAAGTATGCAGAGTATTTAAGGAGATATTTCAATAAATATATTCTACCAATAACAAATAATTTAATCAATAAAGTTTTAATAGAACTAAAAATAGACCAACGTTATAAGGTTGAATTACCTAACTTGTTAGAACCTACTGTTGCAGAACAGATTGATAATGATTTAAAGAGAGTTGAACTTGACACTAAAAAGCTTGAATATCTTGAAAAAGCTTTGGATATAGTTTCAAATAATGAACTTATTGAGAAAAAAGATAAAATAGCTGAAATAATTAAAAAATTAGGCGAAGAAGATTTTGACTTTGAAGCGTTACTGAAAGAGTTGAGCTAAAATGATTGAATTTGATGTGGATATAAAAATAGAAAAAATGCTTCTGAAAATATTGAAAGGCAAGACAAAAAAGTTTCTGAAATATCTTGAAGAAAATAACATCAATGTTGATGATGAAGAGGAGATAGAGAAAGCACTTAAAAATTTTAAAGAAAAAGAGAACAGGACTATATTTGGAATAAACAAAGTCCTTTTAGCTTATACATTAGCATTGATAATTGATGGGATAAGTAAAAAGAACAGAGAAAAGTTCAAAAATAGAATAACTTCTGAATTATTCAAAAAATCAGTAGATCTAGCAGATAAAAGAATAAAAGAACTATATCTTAGTAGTGCAAAAAGAACAGTATACTATGTAAATGAAGTAATTAAAAAAGTAAAGACAGGAACAGAAGATTTTGTATTAAAAGATAAATGGCAGGAAGCAAAAGAAAAAGTGGAAGAAAGAATGGGTTACTCGGATTTGCTGAATTCAAATAATGTTTTAGGAGAAACTCAAGCGGAATATGTAAAAATCATTTTGGAAGAACTAGGAATAAAAGGATTTATATGGGTAACTAAACATGATGACAGAGTAAGGGCAAAACATTCATGGAGAGAAGGAAAATTATTTGATATGAATGGAAATTTGCTTAAAGGTGTGGGTGAAGACAATGCAAAAATATTACCAAAACAGGAATGGGGTTGCAGATGTAGAATGGCTATAGATGAAAAAGCAATAGAGGAGGCATTAAATAATGTTGCATAGCAGATATAATCTTAATCAGTTTGAAAAACCAAAATTGACAGAAACAAACGAAGGATTTTTGCAGATAAAAGGGAATATATTAAAAGCAGACAGTTTTATGGAATATATGGACAAAGAAGGGGTATTAAGAGAAAAAATACCTAAGGATATTCTTTTTAGCGAAGAAACAAAGAATTCATTTTTGCACAAAAAAGTTACTCTCGAACATCCTGAAAAAAATGGAAAATTAACAATGATTAATTCTGAAAATGTTTTAGAATTTGGAAAAGGAACAATAATTGAAATTTTTGAAAATCAGGATTGTTTAGGAGCTACTTTACAGATAGAAGATAAAGAAACTGTAGATTTTATAAAACAAAGATATGAAAATGGAGAAAATATCGAATTAAGTGCTGGATATATGGCAGAAACAGAGAATATAAAAGATAATCAGTACATCCAAAAAGATATTATAGCTAATCATGTAGCAATTTTATCTGGAAAAGGTAGGGCGGGTAGTGATGTAAAACTTATATATAACTATTTAGATTATGAGGAGGAAAAAATGAAATTGAAATTTAATGGAAAAGAATTAACACCTGAGGAATTATTAGTAGAAGCTATTAATCTTCAAAAAGAAGGTGGAGACTTCAAAGAAAAATACAATGCTTTAAAAACTGAAAAAGAAACATTGGCAGCAGAAAAAACTACTTTAGAAACAGAAAAGCAGGAGTTGACAACAAAATATGGAGAATTGGAAACAAAATATAATAGTTTACTTACAGAAATAGAAAATAAGGAAATAATTTCTAAAGCTAAAGAAGTTTTAAATTCTATTGATGAAAAAGAAGCAGTTGAAAAAATAATGGAAAAAGTAATCAAAGAAGTGAATCCTAAATTCAATGCTAAAGAAAATGCTAAAGTAGAAGATCTGAAAGAAATGTTTGATTTCAGCGTAGAAACACTGTCTGAAATGAACAAAGAAACAAAAGCAAGTGAAAAAGGAAAATTCAATGAATCTGAAGCAGGATTAACATTAAAAATTGACAATAGTTATTTTTCTAAAAAAAGAAATGGAGGTAATTAATTATGAAATTAGGACAGGAGGCATATTTTACTACTGATAGAAGAAGCAGAATATGTGATGTTATAGATGAAAAAATAACAATAGGGAAAGCTGTGCAATGGAGTACTACTGATGGAACGAGAGCAGTAAAACCGTTTACAACAGGAACATTCGCAGGAGTTGTTATGCATACAGATGATAACAACAAAGGAGTTATTGAACATCCAACTACTGCTTTAATTTTACAATCAGGAAATATAGCTGTAAAAGTTGCAGAAAATGTGGCTAAAGGGGACAAAGCAGGGGTAAATAACACAGGAGATTTTGTAAAAGCAGCAACAGGAACAGAAATAAAAGGATATTTTGAGACAACTGCTAAATCTGGAGAACTGGCAGTATTAGTATTAGAAGGAATTATATAAGGAGGGATATAGATGTTTAACAAATATAATAATAAGACATATCAATTAGCAACGGCATTTATGGTTTCGTTAGGAGTAGTTTTAGAGGAAAGAAAAGATGAGCTGTTAGGAAGGTCATTAGTTCCAGTTGGTGGTGAACAGGTAGGAGTTCAGATAGGAGATAAATATGTTACATATAGAAAAACAAATTCAAGAAGAGTAGCAGAAGTAGTTGCAGAAAGAGATGATGATATTCCTTTCACAGAAGTTGATGGAGAAGATGCATTTGCAAAATTGCACTGGATAAGATCAGGTCATAAATTCACTATTGCTGAAAAAGATAGAATTTTATCAGTTGAAAGAGAGAAACAGATTCAAATGTTTAATTTAAAATCTTCTGAAACATTCTATGCAGTTTCTGAAGCGGAAAACAACGAACTGATACATGGAAATGCAAAGCTAGGAAGACAAGGTCTTTTAACTGTGGACGGAAAAAGAACATATAATTTAGGTGTGAATTTTGCAACAGCAACAGGAGAACAAATTGTAGATGCTTTAACTGCAGCACATCTTGAATTTGAAACAGGAGTAACGGGAAAATATAATGCTAGAACTTTAGTAATAGATAACTCATTACATGCAAAATTATTAAAAAGTTATGGCACACAGGAATACAAAACAAGATTGGCTGTTATTCAAGAACTTGGATTATTTGGAAGAATAGTACCTGTTAAGAATTTAATAAATAAAACTACTAATAAGCCAACTTTATTAATCTTAGATGATGTTCCTGAAAACTTCCAAACTATAATTGTGCAAGAAGCAACTGCTGATGAATGGGAAATAGCAAGAACAACATATGTTCCAGTTGAAGAAAAATTGTCAGAAATAGTTGCATTTAGACCAGATTCGATTATGGAATTAACAACTGCATAGGAGGAAAAATGAAAACATTAATAATATGTAAGTTAGCTGAGGTATTTATAATACCTCAAATAACTACTGAAAAAGGAAATAGGCTTAAATTTACAAAGGGAACAACAGAAGTTGAACTTGATGCTGAAAATGTAGAAAAGTTAGAAACTTTTGCTGAAGACTATGGAGATTATATAAAAATAGTTACAGGAGAAGAAACAGAAAATGTGAATTCTGAAAAAATAGTTGATGATATGAATAAGGAAACAAAATTGCAGGAAAAGAAAGCAAAATTATTTAGTCAGCTGGAAGAATTTAAAGATGAAAGAATAAAGAAAAAAGAAATAGTTGAAGTGTTCAAGGATTATATATCTGATGAAAAAGCAAGTAAAGAAGAACTGATAAAGCAGATTGAAGAAAATATTGAAAAAATAGAGGAATAATCATGAAAGTTGAAGATGTGAGAGCGGGAATTTCGGAACTGAATTTCAAAGAAATAAATGGTGAATTTGTGATTTCTGACAGTATTGTAAATTCAAAAATTGATGAAGCAGTAATATTTTTGGAAGATGTTACTGTTTCAATTCCTAACAAAGTTAAAGAAATACTAACTAAATATTTAGCGCAGCATTTTTTGCTAATGAACTTGAAAGAAACAACGAGCCTTAATTTGCCTAATAATAATGAAAACTGGAAAGCAAGATTAAATGATTTAGCTTTAGATCAGACAATCCCAGGGCAAAATTTCAGGGCATTAATAAGAAAATATACAGATGATTTTGCAACTGCTGATGAAATAGCAAATAAAAAACATCATGGACTTCATCTTTTCAGTTAGGAGGTAGTTAGGTGAAAATAAATATTAAAGAACCTGTTAAATTTGTAATACATCAAACAGGAGAAGAAGTAGAATTTGAAGTTGGAACGCAAGAAATAGATAACTTTGATTTGAGAATGGAACGTATAATTGCTCAAAGTGAAGGAAAGATAGAGTTGGTTGAAGAAAAGAAAGCAAAAGGGAAATAATGTCAAGATTTAAAGGAAGTTTTACAGTGAAGTTAAATGTTTCAGCTTCTATAAAAAAGGAAACTAAAATAAAATTGCCTTTACTGGTTATAAAAAGTGGTATTTTTCCTGATGCTAGACATTATGCCAAAAACATAACAGCCGTAAATCTTTATGCTGTACTTCTTTACGGAACAAGAGATGGCAGAATTCCTTCGAGAAATGTGCTGGAATTTCTGAATAAATATGTAGAAGACAATAAAAATAATTTTGTTGGTATGTATCTTAAAAATAAAGATGACATTATGAATGCTGGAACAATAATTGGAACAGATATTAATAATAAACATAAAGCATTAATATATGGATTTAAAAGTCCAGGAAATGCTCCAAGCACAATTAAACAAAAAGGATTTAATGATCCTCTTATTGACACAGGAACTCTTGTGAAATCAATTGCATTCAGTATAAATGGAAAGGGAAGATATGGTAGAGGATAATGAATATAAGTCAGATTTATGAAAAAGAAAAAGAATATAAATTTTTTAAATTACTTTCTGAAACAAATGATAAAGGAATAATCAGAAAAGAATTTAAAGAGTATAAACTTAAAGCTTACATTGATTATCAAAGCTATAATTCTAGTATAAATCCAATTAAATCTATAGATACAAGAGAAAATTTAGTTGGAATTATACGAATTCCGACATTAGCAATTGATAACAATAAAGCGACAGAAAAGCTTGAAATAACAAGTGGAGATTACATTGTTTATGAAAAAAAGAAGTACGAACTAATAGAAGTTAGAAAAATAAAAGATGAATTGAAAAATTATTATACTTTTTATTTAACTGACTACATAGATAATATAACATTTGATTTATATAAAACTGAATTAAACACGCTTTTCTTTAATATATTTACAAAGTTAGGAATAGAAGCAGTTGTGTATCATTCTTTTTTTCAGAATTCCTATTTTGAAAAAATTGATAAACCATTTTTAACTTATGAAATTACTCAATCAAAAAGTATGAGTGACTATACAACTTTTAAAGAAGAAATATCCAAGAAAGATAAAATAGAATTTAAATACAGAAGTAATAGAACTTATAAAATGATGATAAAACTGTATGATAAGGATCAAGTGCTTAATTTAGATACAATTTTAAGTAAAAATAAGATATTTAATCATATTGTAGAAGATTTAAACTTTGATTTCAAAGATATATCTGAAATAGAAATACAGAAGTTAGATTTTATAAGTGAAAGTGACACAATAATAAATAATAAGATAATGAATGAGAAAGTATATAGTTTAGAATTCACGGTGGATACTTTCTATAGTCATGAAACAGATTATATAGAAAAATCTAAAATAAAAGGAAAAATAGAAAACGGAGGTTAAAATGAGCAGAAATGCAATAGTAAATATAGCGGCTATTAATGCGGCTCTTAGTTTGACAACTAGAGATTTTACAAGTGTTTTATTAGTAACTAAAGCAAAAAAAGTTTCAAATGGAAGCAATTTGCCTAAAGCGATTACATCTACAAAAGAACTTATAGATTTAGGTTTTCAGGAAACAGATAAGGAAGTTATTTTAGTAAGAGATTTTTTTGGTGCTTCAACAAAACCAGATTTTATTTGGGTATATGGAGATGACACAGCTTCTACAACGTATACTTCTATCTTGCAAGGGTTAGATAGTCGTTGGAAAGGAAAATGGTTCTATACAGTTGTTCCTGTCACAGAGGAAAAAGATGTAAAAGAAGCTTTGGATTTTGGAAAAGGGACATCTATAGACTATGTTTTCTTGTTTCAAGGTGCATCTAACTTTACAAAAGAAGTAAATCTTAAAATAGCAAAAGAAAATAAAGTGGATAATGGATTTTATATTGCAACAGATAAAAATGAAGGTCAAATTACAAATCTTCTTGCAACAATAAGGAACTTTTTTCCGGGTTCTGTTCCATTTGCGAGTATCAAATTAAATGGAATTACAGGATCAAACTATACTTTATCTGAAATATTGGAGCTAGTTGGAAGTCAGAGAGAATCTTCGACTGGAGTTAATATTGTAACAGAAGAAGAACAAATGGTTATCCCTTATTATGGAAAGGCTATGGATGGAATAACATGGTTTGATTATACATTAGCAAAAATAGCAATAGATGAATATATGAGAATTGGGATAACAAAATACATAGTTGAAAGAAACACAAGAGGAGAAAAAATTTCTACAAAGGAAGCAGGAAGACAGCAAGTAGCTTCAAATGGTACTTCGATTCTTAGAGAATTTGCTACAAGAGGGATAATTTATGATATTGATGACATTCTTGAAGAAGGAACAAATGCTTTTGAAGTGAAAGTTGTAAATATGAGTAACCGAGAAGTTGAAATTAAATATAATTGCTGGTTTCAAGGTGCAATAATCAAATCAAAAGTACAAGTTATATTAAATTCAAAAAATGGAAATTAGGGAGGTAAAAATATATGGCATATATGAGAGAGGGATTCATATTAGTAAGGGGTTCTGGAAGAGAACTTATAATAGATGAACTTGATGAAGATGCAGTTGAAATAGAAACAGCAGAGGATAAAACAAGCAGAAGAATGACAACAAGAGGTAAGAATATTTACTCCATTATAGCTAATGTTCCTTATGAACTTACTATTTCAATTCCACCAAGAGTAAAAGTAATGGAAAGAATTTTAGATTTTCTGAAATTTTTAAAAGATAACAAATATCCAACTTTGGAGATAGAAACGCATGAAACAATAGATGGTCAAACAGTGATAACATATTATGAAGACGGAAATGTCTTATCCGAACTTGATTCAGAAGGTGCTTTTACAGAAGAAGCTCCAACAAATACTTTAAAACTTGCAGGAACAAGAAAAGAAAAGAAAATATCATAGAGGGGTAGAAAATAATGGAAAATAAGCAAAAGAAATTACAATTTAAAAGAATAGAACCTGGAGAAAAGCCTTTTTTAGGAGCTTTTTTAGGAGAAGAAAGACATTTTGGACTTCCAAATAAAGTCTTTAAAGTTTATTTAGAAGGTGAGGGAGATGATGGAGAAAAAGGATTTGTTTGTGTTCAGTTGATTAATCCTAAAGCAAGAAAATTAACAAGATTCTTAATAAATGCAGGGAATTTCACAGGAGCATTAGACAGTGGAGATTTTTCAGGAATGGAAGATGATTCTTTGGATAAATTCATAACTTTGACACAGGAATTATTCCAAATTCCAGATACTGTTGTGGATAAATTGACATTCATGAGCATAATGAATTTAATCATTTTTGCGACAAATATTGCAATAAATCCCAGCAGTGAATCTTAAAAGTAATGGGCAGATAAATTATAGGTTACAGTATGAAAAAATGGATGCAAGATTAAAAAATGCACATATAATAGCACATGAATTTAATCTTAATCCTTACGATATAGATGAAAACTGGGGTGATAAGCAAATGGCTGATACTTTAAGTTTTTTAAATGAACTTCACAGAAAAAAGTAGGAGGTGGGAATAAATGGCAGAAGCAAATGAAACACTGGTTTCTTTAAAAATAGAAGCTGACATGGCGAGTTTAAAAAAAGCATTACAGAGTATAAATACAATGATAAAATCCGCATTGAAAGCTCAGATAGACTTGACTTTTAATGTTCGTGGAGAAAAGCAGATAGAAGCAATGAAACAGAGAATTTCTAAAGAAATAAAGATACCAGTTTCGTTTCAAAATAATGCTAAATCAGCTCCAACTCCTACTCCAAAAACTCCAGTTTCTTCACCAGCACCAGCTGAAGGCGGATTCCAAGGGTTTATGGGGCAAATGTCGGATATTCAAGGACAATTATCATCAGTCGTAGGTGGCGCAGTACTTATTGGATTTACTAAAGGTATTGCTAATGGTATTGCAGAAACAGGAATGCAATTTGAAAATTTAAAAACTACACTTTCAAATGCTCTTGGTGGGGCAGCTGAAGGAGCAGCTGCAATGCAGATCATAAGAGAAACCGCTAATGAAGTTAAACTTTCAATTGATGAAGTAGGAAATGGTTTTAATAAACTTATAAACAGAGGTCTAAAGCCGACAAAAGAGGAATTTATTCAACTTACTGATGTAGCTAAATCGCAAGGTAAAGAAGTTGACCAGTATGTTGAAGCTGTTCTAGATGCAATGACTGGAGAAAATGAGAGATTAAAAGAATTTGGAGTAAAAGCTAAAGATGCGGGAGATAAAGTAATATTCACATTTAAAGGGGTATCAACAGAAGTTAAAAAGAACGAGCAGGATATTTATAATTATCTTGTTGCACTTGGTAAAGTTCCAGGAGTTGCTGGAATGTCAGCAAAAGCGGCTGACACTTTTTCTGGGAAACTAGCTGCTATACAATCAAAAATAGATGGAATTAAAATAGCAATTTTTGAAAGAATAGGAGAAGCTTTAAAGCCTGTTTTAGATGTTGTTGCTAATGTTCTGGAAGGTTTTCAGAAATGGGCAGAAAAAAATCCAGAATTAGCTTCAGGATTAACTCTTATAATAATGGCAATAGCTGGATTGACAGGAGCTTTTTTAGTTTTGATGCCGATTATTGCAGGTATTATGGCATTGGGTGCGCCTTTATTATCAACAATAGGAGCTATTTCTTTAGCAATTGGAGTTTTAGTCTTTGTACTTTGGGATTTATGGAATGGATTAATGACAGGAGAAAGCTATATTTTTGCTATAATTGATGGATTTTTTGAATGGATAGGTATTGGAATTACTGTACAAGAAATAATAAATGCCATCAGTGAAGGATTTCAAATAATGGCAGCTTTTGTTGTAGATTATGTAGTTCCAGTTATATTAGGAGCATGGCAATTTTTGGTAGATGCTTTAATGCTTTTATGGGATGGCTTTACAGATTTTATTTCATCAATAATTGATATTATAGTTGGTCTTTTTACTAATAATATTCCACTTGCGGCTCAAGGATTTGTAAATTTAAAGAATACAGTTCTTAACATATTTGATAGTATTGTTGCAGCGGCGGCTACGGCAGTTTCCAGAATTTTAAGTATGTTTGCAGATGCAGTCAATAAAATAGGGGATATGGTTTCTGGCATTCCTTTGATTGGTGGAGCAATAGGGGGAGTTGTAAAAGCAGGAGGAAATGCAATTAAAGGTTTATCTGATAAAGCAGCAGGAGTTGCAAACGATAGGAGAAGTTCTGTTCAAACAAGAAAAAATGAAATGAGTGCTAATTCTACTAAAAATAACACAGGAAAGAAAAGATTTAAAATGCCGGGTGGAAACAAGAATAAGGGAAACAAAACTGATCCATATGGGAAAATGAAAAGTGGAGCAGGTGGTGGAAGCTCAGGCGGTGGAAAAGGTAAAAAAGGAGGAAAAGGTGGAGGTGGTGGAAAAGGTAAAGGAAAAGGAAAAGGCAACAAAGGAGGCGGAGGTTCTGGAAGTTCAAAAAACAAAGAGAATATTGAGGAACAGAAAGCAATAGTTTCCGCAATAGAAGGGTTGCAGGAAGTTCTGAAAAAAACAGGATATTCAATTGTAAACGAAATAAAAAGGGCGGACTTGTTTGAAGCAAAAAGAAAAGCTTTACTTGATTCACAAAGAAAAGAAGGTGCAGCAGAATTATTTAAACATATAAAGGAAAAATTTTTAGGTGGGAATACTAAAGAAGTAAATAATAAAGTTGAGATAGTTTTAAATGGTTCAAAAACAAGTCATGGAATTAATGAAAATACAAGGCTTAAAGATATATTTAAAATACATTATTCAAGGTCAGGAGGATAGAAAATGAGTTTATGGGATTTAGATAAAATAGATGGTTTTTTTGGAGTGATACCATTTCATAGTTTATCAAATGAGATTAATTTTCAAAAAGATATAACTTCAAGAAAGACTTATCTAGGATATGAAGATAATGATCACAGATATTTTAAAGCTAAAGAATTGACCTTGGATATTGTTTTTTTTGGAAAAATGGCAAGATTGAAAATGGGGGCATTGGAAAAGTACTGGAAAGAAGATGATAAACAAGTTCTAATTTTGTTAAAAAGAAATCATGTGTATAAAAACATGGTTATTAGGGACATTTCAAGGACTGAAGAGTATATAAAAGATGGAAATAATGTCATTGAAGCAAGTATAACTTTTCAAGAAATGCGTTATGGAATTCCTGGTGGGAATTTATATGAAGATGTCAAAAATGTTACTTCTTCTGATAGCATGTTTACTCAAATAGTCGGAGTTGCAAAAGATAAGCTTAAAAACTTTGTAAATCTTTACACTAGAGCTATAAAGTAGGTGGAAAAATGAAAATACAGTATAAGGAAAAAGAAGTTAAAGAGTTAATAATAAATAACAACTTTGTAGAAATTGCTTTTGATATTGATAATTTAGAAAATAAAACTTCTAAAATAGAATTGATTGCATTTGAAAGAAAAATAAAATTTGAACTAATTTATATAAATAAGAAATACAGTTATTTACATGATGAAATAGATCCTATAATTTTGCAGATTATGAATGTAGATAACGTATTGCTATCTACTTTGAAAATAGAACCTTATCAAGACTTGTTATATATTCCAAAACAGATAACTAATGATTATGATGATCTTATTTTATTGATAGTGCCTAAAAACAAAGAAGGATTAAAAAGTGATTTTAATATTAAAACTTTAAAAAACTTCACTTTTTTACTATTCAAGAGGTAACAAGAATGAAAGATAAATTTAGATATATAGAAATAAGATTAATGTTAGCCGACAATGTTCTTATATATGATAATGATAACTTTAACATGGATTTCAGGCTTGAAGTAGACAGGACAAGTCAATCTAATGTCCTGGAATTAAATTTATATAATATCAAAGCAAGAGAAAAAGGGCAACTTAGTTTAGAATATGAATTTTTGAAAGCAAAACCAAGAATAGAACTTTATGCAGGATATAGGGAGAAAAAAGAAATTAAAATAAAAGATTTAATTTTTTCAGGTCAACTTGCAACAGTAAAAAATGAATTTTCTGAACTGGATATAAAATATAGTTTAGTGTGCTTTCAGGAAAAAGATATACTTGTGATGCAGACTCTTAATATAAGTTATCCAAAAGGAAATAAACCAAGTTTTATAATAAAAGATCTGATTGATAAATTTGGAAGTAAAGATGAAATTAAACTTGGAATAGGGAAAATAGAACTATTTAAGGATTTGCCTTATCAATCAAATTTTTCAAAATCGAATACTAGTTTACAAAAAATATTTGAAGATATAGCAAAAGATACAATGAGTATATTTTATATAGAAAATGGACTTCTTTATTTTTTGCCGAAACATTCTTTCATAAAAGAAAAAACAGAATTAACACAGATGGATTTATTGAATCTGACTGTGGATGATGATGGATATAGTGTTAAATTAGGTTTTAGGAATTTTAAGATAAATACTCAATTATTTATAGAAGGACTGGAAAAAGATTATGTAATAGATAAAATAACACATAATTGTGATGGAGAAGATGGAGAATTTACAACAGAATTGAAAATACTCGATATGGATATATTTGGACAGAATATGTTAAAGGAACTGGAAGAAATTAAGAAGAAATCTGAAGAAAAGATAAAAAAAGCTGAAGATAAGGAAGAAAAACAAAAAGAAAAATCTAAAAAGGAGGAAAAGTAATGGCATTTAGTGAACTTGAAAAACATAATAAAATGCTTATTCAGGATGGAATCAACGATATACATACGACATGGATAGGTAAAATTTATGATGTTGATAACACAAAAAGAAAAGCAAGTGTAAAATTTTTACAGAAGGCAATAAGAAGTTTGAAAGATGATGTTATACAGACAACTCCTGAAGATTTAACAGATGTTCCTTTATTACCAGTTTTTAGTAGTGACAGTTTTGAAATATATGTTCCTTATTCTAATGATGACAAGGTTTTTATAAATATATTTGAAAGACCATATATTGAGGCTTTTCAATCTAATGAAATTTCAGAGCAACAGAGTTTTGGAAGAACAGAAATGGGATTTGCGGTTGTCATAAGGGCAATACCTTCGGATATTATTTCTGGAAAGCAAAAAAACAACGATAAAATAGTTATCAATAATAAAAAGAATGGAACAAATGTTATTTTAGGAAATAGTATAGAAATAACCGGAGATACAATAATAACTGGAAACTTGAAGATAACAGGCGATGTTACTATAAAAGGTAAACTGAAAGTTTCTGAAATAGATACTGAAAGTGGAATAAAAAAAGGTGGAGTAGATTATATACATCCATAGAGGTGAGAAATGATAGCTTTTGAAATGAGAAATGGAGATTTATATTTTAAAGATAATGATCTTATAGTGATAAATGAAAAAGAAAAAGCAAAACAGGATATAGTTGAACTTATAAAGCATATAAAAGGGACTTATGATTTAAGAACTGAAATAGGAATACCTTGGCTTGATTATATAGGTCAGTTAAAGTCACAGGAACGAGAAGATTTGATGATTACATATATGTATGAAAAAGTTTCTTCTTATAAAGGAGTAGATTTAAGCAGCATAATTATTGAAAAGTCAAAATCAGAAAACAGAGAAGGCTTTTTCAGAATAAAATTTGATTATCTTGGTGAAGAAACAAAAATTGAAATAGATAGGAGGGAGATGAATGGCTGATTTTAAAATAGAAAACAACGGAATTGTTTTCCCTTTATTTTTAGATATAAAAAAAGCAATGGAACAGGAAGGAAAAATACAGTTTGGAGATGATTTTGAAATAAATCCTGAAACATCGCTTGGACAATTTTTGGAAGTATTTATATATATGCTTGAAAATCAAAGTAAACAGTTACAGTTGCTTTATTCTCAAATGTGGTTACACAATAAAAATGGTGCAATTTTATCAGCATTTGGAAGTAACTTTGGGATAGAAAGAATAAAAGGAAAATATGCTTATGGAAACTTAAACATAGAAGGAGTACCAGGTCATATAGTTACAAAAGGATTTCAAGTAAGATCTAAAAAAGGATTATTATATCAGACAGTATCAAATGTATTAATAAACAACATTGGAAAAGCGGTTGTACAAATAAAAGCATTAGATTTTGGAGAAGAATACAATGCTTCTGAAAATGAAATTACTGAAAAAGCAACTGGAGATGAAAATGTAAGCAAAGTATATAATTCAGAAATAATCAGTGGTGGGACATTTTTAGAAAGTGATGAAGAACTAAGAAAAAGAATTTTAAATTTATCATTATCAAAAGGAGGTTCTGACATAAATGGAATAAAATCAAATTTACTTAGACTATCTCAAGTTGAAGATTGTGATGTTCTTGAAAACTCTACAGATGAAAGAAATGAAACTTTAAAATTAGATCCTGGCCATGTGAGAATCATAATAAAAGGTCTTATTGATGAAGAAGTAGCATATACAGTTCTTAATACTATTTCAATAGGTATTGTGACTGATGGGGATGTTGAAATGAGAGTAATAACTGATTCAAATCAAGAACGAATAATTAAATTTAAAAAAGCAACTAAAGTTGAATACGCAGTAAGAGTTAGAAATATAAAAAATATTTCTGAACATAAAAAAACAACAAAAGAAGAAATTATAGGAAATATCATCAAGGAAGCAGACAGATTTAGACTAGGTCAATATGTAAATTATGAAAAAATTCAAGCTGCAGTTTATAAAATAGCTGATCAGTTAGAAGCGGATGTAGAAATAAAGAAAATAAATGGAAACTGGTCAAAAACAGATTTAACTATACAGCATGATGAGTATAGTTTTTTGAGCATTAATAATATTGAGGTGGAATTATAATGGAAGCAAATGATTTTTTAAAGTTATGTGGGAATATAGTCGACAGAAAAGGTCAGAATAACATAAAAATTTTCAATATAATTTCTAAAGGATTTGAATTGTATGATAAACATTTTGAAAAAGTATTGTTTTCTGATGTCATTGATAAATTACTTGAAAAAGAACTTGATCTATTTGGTTCACAATTCAAAATTTATAGAAGTGGAAGAACAGATGAAGAGTACAGAAAATTTTTAAAATTATCATTTTTACTAAGATTAGGAAGAGTTGATTTTAATTTTATTGTTAATGCTATATCGATCTTTTTTAATATTGAAAAACATAGAATACAGATTTTTGATTATAATTCTGATAAAAATATTAAAGCACGGCACATAAAATTAAGAATACTGAAAAAAGTTAATATACAAGAAATTATGTTGTTTTTAAAATCAATAAAAGCAGCAGGAATAGTTATAGATTGTTGGGAAATGATAGTTAGTGTTCCAGAATACGAATATAATTCATTAGAATATGATAGTTTATATTTTCCAAGTGATAGAACTCAATATTTATTAAATTGTAACAATAATCTTAATATTTATAATCCTGCTGATAGAGTGGAATTTGAATATAATAAACATCAATATGATATAAATGAATTAGAAAGTTTAAACGATGACTAGGAGGAAATATGGCTAAAATAAGAAAGTTTATAAAAGGCATATATCAATATGCAAATCTTTTTAAAATAAGTAATCCAACTGAATCTGTTGGAGATAACGAAGTTAAGCAAATTGTACCTTATCGTGGAGTAATACAAAATCAAGGTGACTTTATAACAGCAGAAGATCATAACGAAATACAAAAGAATGGAGTGCTTTTTGTAAAAGCAGAATATTCAGAAAATTTTGGAACAGGTGTAGACGCTTATGTTATCAAGAATTATTACAATGAGCAAAATTTGTTTGATGGATTAAAATTGAAATTTCAAATTCCAAAAACGAATTTATACGCTGCACCTGTTTTGATTGTCGAAGGATTACAATATAATTTAAAAATTATAAATAATAATATTGTAGAAAATGCAAGAAAAGGAGAATTGAATAAAAATGAAATAATTTCTGTAATTTATTTTGATGGAAATTTTATCTTAGAAAATTCAAGAGCTGGAGAAGAATCATATGGAATAACAAGATATGGAATAACAACAGATACAGCACTTGAAGGGAAAAGACTTGCAGAAATCATCGGCTTAGAGTTTGGGGGAAATATCCAGGACGCAGGTGCAAAGACAGCAGGTAAGTTTTATTATGACAAGGCACTTAAATATTATTATGAGTGCATTGCTAACAATAATTTAACTTACAATGACGGATCTAAATTCAGAGCGATAAGTAATAAGCCGATACTGGATAAAGTGGAAAATTTATACAAAGTTCATCAGGCGAAGTTGTATGTCCATTCTGAAGCGACAGGACAAGGTAGAACAACTTGTAACATCGTTCAAAAAGTTGGGAATGTGGTAACTATCATTTTTGATAGCGGAGACACTTTGAGAAGCATTAATGATAACACTTTAATTTTTAGCATTCCCGAAGGCTACAGACCTAAGTCCTTTTTGTCCGTAAATGCTTCACAATTTAACGGAACCGCTGGGGCAATTTATATACAGCCTGATGGTACTGCTAAATGGAGAGGTTCAACGGTATCTACAGCAAGTATAATATTTTCAGTTAGCTATATTGTTGATTAAGTAAAATAAGCAACTAAGACTTTTATATTTTTTACAGGAACGTTGGAAGCGTTGCCCTTACTTCCTACTCTGATACAGTTTGAATCAATATCTAAATTGCAGTATTCGAACCAGCTTGCTTGGTTAATATTAGTAACAGATATTACTTTATCTTTTTTTATGTGCGAGGGAAGATTGACATACCACTCTGTCGTATCAGTTCCTGCAATGTATCCGAGTAAATTTGTCATTGACAAAATCTCGATTTTGAATAAATTTTCCACTTTATACACAATTAAAAAAAATAATAAAAATAAGGAGGTATAAAAAATGATAATAAATATTTATAACAAAGAAACTCTTGAAATAATGGGGAGACCTGTTATTTCAAGCTTAGAAGATTTTAAAGCAAATCCAAAAGTATTTTATCCAGACTTTGATGTCTCAAGAGATTTAATTTCAGAAATTGAATATCAAAATCCAATTCTGGAATCAGGAAATATAAGAGAAATGACAAAAGAAGAACTCTTTAAAAAAGGTAAATATACTCTTGCAAATAATGAGTTAATTGAAAATGGAAGAATAAAAACCGTTAATTTATCTGAATTTGAGTATATCGAAGATAATCAGATAAAGTACAGAAAAGAAGAAAAAATTGAAAAACTGAAAGAGGAACTGTACCAATTAAGACTTGAAAGAGAGAAAAAGCCTTTTGAGTTTGAAGTAAAAGGCACTAAGTATCTGCAATACAATCGCACAATAGACCAAAGTAATATTACTAAAATATTATTTTCTTTAGTCTTGAAATTTGCGTTAAGTCTTATGAAACAAATAACATCAGGGAAAAAACTTAATTTGGCACAGGTTATGACAGACTTTATGGCTACAGAATATGAAAACTGGAAATTCTACACTGAAGATAATTCAGAAAAATATGTGAATGTTAGTGTGCAAAAATTCATTGAAATGTCCGAGATTATGAGGAAACACACTACCGCATCTATGGTTACTGAAACAACTTTAAGCCATAGTTTAGAAAATAAAACGGTTGAGGAGCTGAAAACGTTTAATTCTGAAACAGAGTACAATAAACTTTTTGAAAATGAGATAAAGCAGAGTTAGGAGGTAATATGGCCACAAAAATAGCATTAACAGAAAATGGAATTAATACTAGAAGTGTTTTTAATCAAAAAATTGCTGAAGAAATTTTGGAAGAAATTAGAAAAGCAGCTTCTAAACCAAAACTAAAACCAAATCCAGTATTTGTTGGATATTCACAAATCGGAGGAGAAGCACTTAAAAAAGTTATTTGCGAATAAAGGAGGTAATATGCAGTTGGAAAAGAATAAGCTATATATTAGCTTTCATAAGCCAAAAACTCCGATTGGATTTCTGATATCTTTATGGACGTTTGGAAAGTATAGTCATTGCGAATTTATCTATAACAATGAAGTATATCTGTCAAATCCAGGTGGAGTTAGGACAAGAAAATTTAAGTATCAGAAAAATATGGAAATTTATGAGCTTGATAAAAATATTGATCCCAAAGATGTGATTGAATTTTTTAGAACAGCACAAGGTAAAGGTTATGATTATTTAGGAATTTTAGGACAGTTTTTCTATGCAAGCAAAGTACAGAACGATGACAGATATTTTTGTTCGGAATTTTGCTTGAATGCTATAGATTACGCTCTGCAGTTTACCTTGACTTATAAGCTTAAGTCATTAAAGGATAGAGTTGGGTATCAGTTCAGTCCATCAAAATTGTATAGATATTTAAAAGACATGGAACTAATAAAAGGAAAGGTGGAATAGAAATGAAAGATATAAAGGAACTTATAGGAACGGAAATTGTGGAAGGGGGGAGAACTTTAAGGATAACAGGAGTTGAAATTGAAGGAGAAAATATTGTTTTGACGACTGAAACAGTTGAAACAGTAGAAAAAAAGAAATTTGTATTATCTCAAAGAAGTTTAAACAGACTTGAGGGGGTACATCCAGCTTTGCAGACATTAATAAAACTGGGAATAACGGACAGTCCTCATGATTTTATGGTAGTACAAGGACTAAGAACAGCAGCTTATCAAAATGAACTATATCAGCAAGGAAGAACTAAACCTGGTCCGAAAGTGACGAACTGTGACGGTTATAAAAGCAAATCTAATCATCAAGCAAAAAGTGATGGATATGGCCATGCAATAGATTTTGCAATTTATGATCCTGCATTGCCTGATAAAATTGACTGGAATAATGAAAAAAAATATAGGGAAGTAGCAGATCATTTAAAAAAAGTAGCAAAAGAAAATGGAATAAATATTGTATGGGGAGGTGACTGGGTAAAATTTAAAGATTATCCACATATTGAATTAATTTAAGACTTAATTTTTTGAAATTTTAAGTCTAAAAAAATTTATAGGCTCAAAAAATGAAAAAACTGAGTCTATAAAAAAAATGGCTCACATATTTTGCTCACACGAGCTTTAAAATGATTTTTGGTATAAAAGGTTGTTTGACAAGTTTAAATGCAAAATTTGAGCCTGTCAGGTGACTTAAAATAAAAATGATATAAAATTCAAAGGAGATGATTTAAAATGACAGAAGCAATGGTAAAAATGTACGTTATCAACAAAGTAGGAGAGTTAGCAAAGACTGCAATCTATAGAAGTGAAATAGTGAATAAAGGAAAAGCAGGAGTTGAAAAATTTGAAGCTGTTGTAAACAATTTCTGGGATAAGGCAGAGGAATATATTCTGAAAGAAAAAGAAATTGACAGAAAATGGATTCCTGATGCCGTAGAAAAACTTGGAGAAGAAGCAATCCATAAAGCTGTTAGAATATTAAGAGTAGAACTTGATCCGAAAAAGCTTGTTCAAGATATTTTCAATATTGAGAAGAAAGAAAATCCTGCTGTACTGTAGCGGTCGAGGAGGAAAGTTGTGGGAATTAACTTTAATGAAGTGAAAGCCATTGTCGAACTTGGTATAATGAGTATTATAAGCTACATCTATATCACTCAACAAAAAAAGCTTTTTGAACAACAAGAGAAAGTAATAACTGTATTAGCAAAACTTGAAAATCAATTGAATAACGATAGACTACGAGGAAAAGGGCTGGAAATAGCTCTTGTTCTTAAAATTCAGGATTTAAGATGGAGTATACAGAAAAGAGTAATAAAATATATAAGGAATAATCACATCAAAGAGAACTGGGCAGTAATAAATAAGGAAATAGACACATTCTTTGATGTGAAGCTTATAGATTTTGAAACAGATATGCATGACATTATAGATGATATTACTTTCAAGATAATTTACGGAATATTCAAAAATGAATTTTCAGAAACTAAAAAAGTATTAATGAATATTCTCGCAGATTTAAAAGAGGATGGAGCAAAAGAAAATGAACTTTATGACAAAGCGATAAGAATAGTAGAAGCTCATATGCAAACAATTGAAAATGAGCTTGTCGCTCACGTAAAAGAACTTATTAATTAAATGGCTTGACTTTTTAGAAAAACAAGGTATAATATATCAAAGACCATTTTTTAATAGTAGCACTATGTAATGTGAATTATAAAATTTTTGTAGAGTTCTATTTTTTTTAAAATTTTTTCTAAAGTAGATGACCAGTAAAATGGTCATCTTTTTTTATTGAAAAATAAAAGATAATATGCTATTATGAATTACTAAGCAAAACATAAAATCTTTTTTTAATCAAGATTTCAATAGTTAATTAAATTGGTCTTTAATTAACTATTTTTTTGTAATTTTTTATTTTTGAGGTATAATTATAATGTAGAGAAAATGTTAATAGAGGTGGATTTTATCATAAAATGAGTGTAAAAAATCAACTTTTTTGTTTACATTTTGTTGCCAAAATGTTAATATATAAAAACAATATATGTATAATAAATATATTGTAATACAAAAAAGGAGGTGTATTATGTATTCAGCTTTAGAAGTTGCTAGATTTATTATAGCTTATTGTAAAAGAAATGGCCTACTTATGAGTAATTTAAAATTACAAAAAGTGCTCTATTTTATACAGGCAGAATTTTTAGTTAGAAATGGAGAACCATGTTTTTTTGAGAGAATAGAAGCTTGGCCATTTGGTCCTGTAGTAAGCAATGTCTACCATGAATATAAAATGTTTGGAAGTTCTAACATATACTCAAATTTATCAAATTCTTTTGATATAGCAGAAAGAGACCAAAATATTATAGAAAATATTGTAAATGCTTGCGATAGCTTTTCAGCTACTCAATTAGTTGAAATAACTCATAAACAAGCCCCTTGGAGAAATGCGTATGCTAATGGAAGACACATTATAACTAATGACTCTATATTAAATTATTTTGGTGAAAATAATAATGGATGAGAAAATAAAAATTGCAATTACTAAACAAGATAATGAATCTGAAAAAGCAGAAAATACAGGTAAAAAAAGAGTCAAGAGAAAGAAAAATAAAAATTGGGATGATATGGCTCAAAGTATGCAAGATTTTATAATTTCATTAAAACAAAATAGCGATTTATTTTTACCTGAAGACTCTTATAAAAAACTAGAAATGTATAAAAAAACATATGATAGATTACTATATACAGTTTTAAGTGATGAAATTTTTTCTTGTTTTGATGATGAAACTAAAATCAAAGAAGGAACTAATATTTTGACTAATATAGATGCTTTACTTGTATATTGTGAAAATAATGAAAATTATGAAAAAAATGTTCATAATATAATTCTGAAATTAAAAGATCATGCTAATTTAGCATCTAGGCAATATAACTCCTTAAAACAAACAGATGAAGAATATCAACAGAAATTTAACAAAAGAATATTTGGTTTCAAAGAAAAAGTTACTCAGGAAATGGCGGCGCAGTTAATAACATTAGTAGGTATATTTACAGCTATAGCTTTTGTTGTTTTTGGTGGACTTTCTTCTTTAGAATCTATATTTTCTAATAAAAGACCTCTAATAGAAATAATTGTGATTGCTTCTATATGGATGTTGGGTATGATAAATTTAGTGTTTATATTTTTAAAAGGAATATCCAATATGACCCAACTAGATATAAGTTCCAAAAATTCAGATAATTTGCTTGAGAAATATATTTGGATAATATGGTTTAATTTAATATTTATATTAGTAATAATTTCAATTTTTTGGATAAATTTTGCAAAAAACTCAATTATTTTAAATAATCTTTTCACAAAATGGAAAGAATGGATTTATGTAGGTGGAACGTTCTTATTAATAATACTTATTATAAGTACCATATGGTTTTTAATCAATAATACAAAATCTATAAAACTAAATAAAGAAAAGCACCTCAAGTAAAATAGGGGTGTTTTTATATTGCAAAAATATTAATTGTCTCTTTTTGTTTTATATAATACTGTTCTGGAATTCAAATAGCATGAGTATTTCTGAAAGTGGCAGACAAGTTCCAAAGTCCTCTTCTTCCATAATTTCATAGTCTATCACTTCAATAAATTTTACATGCTTTCTACTTCTTCTTTTATGTTTTAATTTATATAGTTTCTTTGCTCCGTACAGGAAAATGTCCTCTTGTATTTGCATGATCATGTCGCTGCATTCTATGTAGTCTATATCTTTAGTTACAAATTTTATAAGCTTTAACCATTCCTTTAGATATGAAAATTCATTTCCTGAAATGATACTTTCTATTATTTCAGCATCTATTTTTACTTTTTTCTCCACTTCCTCATAATCCAGTTCAACTGTCTCAAATATATGAAACAAGTCATTCTCAATTTGTTCTCCAGTTCTCAATAACATATTATTACCTCCTGATAATATTATATCCTGAAATTTCTTTTTTACAACAAAATGAGGTATAATTAAAATAAAGGAATGATAAATGTGATAGAATATAGAGGATATAAAATAAAAAAAGTCAAAGGAAAGCGACCTTATGAATGTGAAGAGTTACAACTAAAGGCAAATACGCTCGAAGACATGATCCGAATAATTAGCAAAGCAAAAAAGTCAAAAGTACTGGCTGTTGATGATTTTTTGGATGCTCAGAGAAGACTGTTTCAGTTTAGTGTAAATCAAGTTGAAGGGGAAATAATATCGAATACACTAAAAGAACTGAAGCAAAATCACAATCTGAAAAATAACAAAGAAGCTTTGTTATTTCTTATTGACTTATATAGAGTGAAATAAAAATGTTTAAAAAAGTAAAAGCCCTTATTGGGCTTTTTTGTTTGAAATAAAATAAGTACATTGGTAACTTATTGGTAACAAATAATAATAAAAAGTATTGATTTTAATGGGTTTGAGTTATATTATATCAAAATCGGAGAAGTTGTGGGAGAGAAATGGATATAAACTCAAGTATATTCATTTTACATTGTATGGTTCATTGAATAATTTTGGAAAATTTTTATATTTTCTTAATAAAAGCAGAAAGTTTATAGACACTTCCAGAATGTATATTGACCTTACAGGTGAGGGATTTAAAATTTCTCTGGGATTTATTGAAAAGGGGAAAATAGCTGTAAAAAATTAA